CCACAAATTGTACCTTTTTCATTATCACTTATTTCTCGCAGTTTTTGTAATTCTTCTGGAGTAAGAGCTGCTCCATTTATATCCCTGCCATTAGAATATTGATTTTCTTGATTTTTCATTATATTTGCATTGTGTAATATTATAATAGATTATGCTTAAATGCCCAAATCCAAAATGCTACAATTCTTCATCTTTTGAAGTAGATAATATATCTATCAAAGGCACTAGACAAGGAGCCTATTTAGCTGTTAAATGCAGTATCTGTGATTGTATTATCGGAATTATTGATAGCGACAATATACCGTCCGAATTAGCAAAAATCAAAGAGGACATTCAGGTATTAAAAAATAAACTAGATACTATTAGTAAATAGCTATACTACCTAACCCAGGTACTACCATTACATCATATCCTTGAAATTGCTCTTTATAAACTTCAAGGTGTCTTTCTAGTGTTTCTAAAGTAGCGTCATATTGTACATACGCTACTTTAGTCTGTTGTTTTCTTAATTTGTTTTTCATAATTCATTTATCAACGTTATATTTTGAATTGGCATTTATAACAGAGATTCCAACTGGAGCTGTCATTCCATATCCATATTTATTAAATACCTGTCTAAATCTTTCCTTGTCTTTAATAAGATGATTATAGATTATCTTCGTATATTTCATTGGGTCATTATAAGGCAGACTAAGATATGTATTATTAACAGCATCATCCAATTCACTAACATCTTTAAAATTAGGTACTCCTGGTTTTCCTTTAATCATATTGGATTCTATCAAAGGATGTAGATTAGAACTAAATTCAGTAGGTTTAGTTAGATAATCATAATATCGTTCTATTTCTCTGTCAGAAACCATTGGATATTGAGCCTTATAACTCTTTGCGAATTGCTCTTTACTTACAATATTATCCGCATCAAACATCTTTTTTAGTCTGGCACTATTGGCAAAATCCTTGAAGAACTTTTCTTTAGTAAGAGGAGCATTATTTATAAACTGCTGCATATATTCAATCGCATGTTTATATTCATGTCCAACAGCATGTGGTGGGTCTGTTCTAACAATAGTTGTAACCATGTTATTGTAACTAGGATGTTCTAGAAAATCTGGCATAACTGCATTATTAGATACTACTTCTTTACCGTTATCCCACTTATCACTTGCCAATAATTTAATTTTCCCAGATTTATAATCTTTTTTAAATTGGTCTACTGCTTTAATATAATTAGTACCTAGTTCTTTATCAATACTAGATAATCTTTGGACTGTTTCTGGTTGGCTAAGATACTCCATAAAATTATTTGAAGCATTTATAACATTTGCATCCATATTCATAGCATTTCCCATATTTAAATATTTATCTGTAACTAAAGGTTTAACACCTCTTTTTATTGCTTGCTTTCCAGCATATTTTACTCCTTTACCAAGTAAAGCTGCAATACCAGTTCCCAATCCCATTACATCTGTAAAATCCATTCAAGTTATTCAAACCTTCCTGTGTTTTCTTTGATTCTATGTAATCGTTGTAACCTCTATCAGCTTGTTCGCTGGCTTGCTCATGTTGCCACTTACTTTTATTATCTTGTGATAATACAGGTTGAGGAGTTGGAACATATGTTCTTTTAATAGGGCTGAGCGGGATTGCAGGTCTATAATCAGCAACAGCATCCCTTCTTTGAATACCTTGTGCTGGCTCTTGATATTTAGCAACTCCACCCTTCTTATATTTCCAGTTAAAGGTACTATCATACATCTGTCTATTCTGATTTCTACGAATCTTTAGACCTCTTGCTTGATGTTCTCCATGATTCATCTCTTTCTTTGCACCAGCATCATTACCAGCCTTTAAATGTGATTGCAGTCTTTTACTATTCTTGAATTTATTCCAGCCAATATTATAGATTAAATCATTTAACGCAGTCTTTTCTCCTAAATTCAAATTATCGTAATAAGGCATTGTTGCCAGAGAATCGGCTCCCATTTGTAAATGCTGTATCAAATGTTTAGATGCTTCTTCCTCTGTAATGCCATTTCTATATTTACGTATTAGCTTCGGGTCGGTAAGCCCGTATCCTACAGTCCATTTACCGTCTGTTTTATCCTTTTCTGGCTTAGGTCTAAATCCTTCCTTACTCTTTATGAAGTCTATCAGTCTTACATCATAAGGAGACATTTTTTCAGATGTCTTTTGTCCAAATTCAAGGGCTTTCTTTACTAATAATTCCTCTGACTTGCTACCGTTCTGCGCTTTAATAATTCCACCTTCTGCAAACTTGTTATATACATTCGCTAAAGATGTGGCATAATTAGTAGCTTCTGCATATCTTCTCTTGCCTTTATTAGCTCCACTTAGTTTAGATATGAATTTATCAATATCATCATTCTCGTCAAAATCATATAGCCTCTTTAAAAACTGAATTTTATCTGCTGCATACTCATCCATAGAATCATAAGCTCTAAATCTTTGCTTGATTGGATTCCCTTTAGCATCATGGTCTTTGCCTTCTACATAGGCTCCTTTCCATGAACTACCAGTAGTCAGATTGCCAAAATTGAATTTTCCTTGCGCAGAACGTCCCCATCCACTTTCCAAAGCATCTTGAGATATCAGCATCCTTATTGCATTATCATTAGTAATTCCGGCTTTCTTATAAGCATTAGTAAGGTCAGACACCCATTCATTTTTATTTGAATAAGGACTTTTCCAAGTTTCAGAAGATTTAGGAATTTTTTTCGAGGGGATTTCAGAATTTATTTCTTTAAGCTCTTGAACTTCTGAATTTGCAGTAGATTTCTTAGCTTCTTCTATTACTTTCGCTTGCCGTTTTTTAATGGGATTAGTAACTATTTCAGTCTCTAATTCTGGGGCATTGAAATCAATCGTTGGGGGAATATACGGGTCTATACTATTATATATAGAAAATAAAGTTCCCCCTTCTTGTTTCTTAATTACTGCCTTTTTTAAGTCTGGAGTCGGAGAAGTAGATTTTACTACTTTTTTTCTTTTATCTCGTTTGTTTCCGAGAAGTTGTTTGTGTTTTTTTAATAAACTAGATTCTTTAAATTTCATTATCATTAACCTTTTAATAAATTTAAAAGTTAATTGGTGAAATTTTTTCGTAATAAATTTATAAAACTTTCACCATCTATATTATTACATCTAAGAATAACTCCTCCATTTTTATGCTTCCATTTAGCAGCATTTCTGGCAAAGTTAGCTCTCTTCTTTTGCAACGGAGTGGCGTTAGGGTTGTTTAATACAGAGCGTGCATGTTCTTGAACACTTTGTCCAGCTCTCTTTGCAGATGCTGTAAACTTGCCTCTATTTTCTTTTTTAATATGAATTCCACTTCCATTTTTACATCTAGGAACTAGACGTCCTCCTCGTTTAAAACGTAGAGCAGCGTCATAACTTAAACTTTCTAAGTATGCTAGTGCAGCATTCTTTAAAGATTCCGATAAACTAATTTTTCCTATCATAGTATAAATTATTAATAAATTTATTTTGTAGACTACAAAAATATCGCTAAATTTGCACATTAACAAATGAATAGTGATATTATATGGAATAATGTAGAAAATGTTAAAAAAGATTTTAAAAGCAAGTATTTAACTAAATTTAAAAAGAAGTATTGTATTTAACATGTTAGATTTCTTCAAAAAGGTGTTTAGCTATATCGACAAAATCAATCCTACAGTTAAAACAATTATCATTGTAGCCTTATTATTTTGGTGTACTCAAGTATGTTTAGTAAATCAAGGTAAGGTATTTATAACTGATTACATTGAATCTGTTGAATATAGCAACAGAAAAGCAGAGGAATACTCTATTAAAATGTCACCTAAAATTAAACAGCAGATTGAAAATATTAAGAATAAAGATGCAGATGCTACAAACGTAATTCTAATATCGTTTCACAACACAAAGAAAAGTCTACAAGGATTTTCATATATGTTTTTAACAGCATTAATTGATTCTCCAACAGGGTTAGCAGACAGCTATACTGGACTTTGGAGTGACCTTCCTTACTTGCAATATTCTGACGAAGTAGAAAAGATACAAAGATTAGGATTTTTAAGAACCGATTCTATCGGGTTCCTAAAAGAAGATTTTCCTCAGTTTTATAAAAAGTTGAGACAATGTGAAGCGTACGCTGCAGCTATCTATCCAATTGATGGCATTGATTCAGATGGAGCGATAGCTCCAATAGGGTTAATTGTTGTACTCTACGATAAGCCTAAACAATACTATTTAGGATATTATGATACTTGTATTGCACCATCCACACAAATACTTTCTACGTTACTAAATTATAATGCAATGATAAACAGAAAATAATACGAGCATGAAAATTGATAAAAAGAATGGTGAAGTTTGCTATAATGATGAAGCACATCTTTACTGGAATGAAAATGACAACTCTAAGTACATTTCTGTAACTACTCTTATTCACCAATTTACTCAACCTTTTGATAAAGAATTCTGGAGCGCATATAAAGCTTTAGAAAAACTTATACCTAAAGAGAATTGGGGAATAGAAAAAAAATCATTACTTACCACAAAAAGATTCGATACATCAATCTTGGATTTATATGATATTTCTACTGAAGAGTTTAATAAGATACAAGAAGGAATACTAGAGGAATGGGAAAAGACTAATAAAGAGTCTTGTGAAAGAGGCACTAAAATCCATGCTGAGCTTGAAAATCAATATTATAAAAAGCCCAAGGATATTAGTTTAAAAAAATTTGGATTAGGTGGGAAATTTGAATGCAGACAGGGTTATACAGATTTAGATTTAGAAAATGGAGTATATCCAGAATACCTTATCTATTATCAATCAGAAGACGGAACCTTGAGAGTAGCAGGTCAGATTGACCTTTTAATTAAAAACGGAAACGATATCTACATAGTAGATTATAAAACTAATAAGAAAATCGACCAGAAATCTGGATTTAATACAACTACTAAAAGAAATGCTACTATGTTATATCCCCTTAATAATTTAATGGATTGTAATTATATGCACTATACTATGCAGTTAAGTACATATGCTTACATGCTTCAACAATTAAATCCGGATTTTGTAATTAAAGAACTCATTATGGTTCATTATGACCATGAGGGAAATGAAACTATTTATAATTTGGAATACTTAAAAGAGGATGTAAAAAGATTATTTTCTTTCCATAAAAAGAATGTAGTAAAAGAACAACAAAGAGCAAAAAAACAAAGAATAGAATATTAATCTGAGTAGAAAAAGTAATAAAAGGAACATTTTTAAAGCCTTTAATACGCTTTAAATGTTAAGCAATGATAATTAATAGTCGAAAGGATTAATACTGTTCTATATAATATGGAAATAGGAAATATAGTAACCGGGCATTTAAATGAGGTTCTTAGTCTTAATCAAGACATTTCAGAACCTAGGATGAGGATTTGTTTGAAATGTCCTCTTTATACCCCAAAGCTTGGCGGTATGTGTAATATGAGATTATGGCTAAACCCTGAAACAGGGGATGTAAGTACTGAGAAAAAAGATGGTTATTATAGAGGATGCGGGTGTAGATTAAGAGCTAAAACTACTTTATCGAGGGAAAACTGTCCCGCAAGAAAATGGTAATTAAATTGAAAATGAATTATGGAAAACAAAACATTTAATCCGCAATCATTAGAATTGCACAACGTAGAAGAAGTTAAGGTTGCACAACAAGTCGTAGGTCTTGAGTCAGGGGCTCAGCATTTTGTTTTAAATTCTGCAGAAGATGTAGAAGAAAGGATGAAACGAGATGCTGCTGTAAAATTTAATAATTCAGTAGACGAATATACTGCTAAAATGGACTCTTATATTGAGGATGTTAATACAAGAGCTAAGAGTATCGCTGATAATATGAACGGGCTGGAAATTATGCCAGTTTTTAATTATATGATAATTAGACCTTATGACCAAAACCCCTATCAAAAAATTAAAGTAAGCTCAACTGGACTTATCTATGATTTAGGAGGACATAAACCAGAATTTAAAAATAGAGACAATGGAGAAATAGAAGAAGAAGAGAATTTTATCATGGTAGGTAAAGTTATAGAAGTTGGTCCAGAAACCAAATATGTCAGAGAAGGAGATGATGTATTCTTCACTAAACCTTCTCAAACTCCAATTCCATTCTTTAAAATGGGACTCGTATATTTGTCTGAATTGCGCGTGCTTGCGGTAGTAAATGAAAAATTAAGACAGCGCTTTTTAAAAGCTGCTCAAGGAAAATTAACAGCTTATAATAAATACTAATATGGAAGAAAAAATATTCTTTTTGCCTGGAGATACAGTTACTCTGAAGCAAGATTTGCCTAATAAGCCAATTATGTTGGTTGTACAGAAAGAACTTTATTCTCTTCGTCCTAAAAGTAAAACTGAAGAAAAAAGTCCTTTAAAAGGAATTAAATGCAGGTGGTTTACAGTTGATGGATTAATGCAAGAAGCCATCTTTAATACAAAGGACCTGATAAAGGTATAGTAAAAATAATAAATATATTAACAGATAAGGAAAGTTATTAAATTAGCTTTCCTTTATTTTTATAAATATGGCGAAAAAAATAACATTCGACCCTGAACTGATGGGTCATATTAAGACTATTTATGGAGATGCTAGCTTAGATGAAAAGACTTTAAAACAACTTCATCAAACGTGGAAAAGCAATCCAGATATCATACGGAATACTGCCAAACAAAAGAAGTCCACAGCCCCACTAAAAGGAGTTTCATTTAACATTCCAGGTACATCTAGTAAGCCGTCTAAATTACAGATAGTCTCTGAAATTGCTCAAGATGATTTAAGAGGAGTTAAATCATTCAATACTGCTTTTAAAGAGGCAAGAAATAGAGGACTTAAGCAATTTCAATGGGGAAAAGGTACATATACTACTCAGATAGCAGACAACCCTACCAAAAGTAAGGATAAACCAGCTAACGAAATTCTAGAAGTTGTAATCACAGCTCCTAGAATACCACGTTCTTATAAGCATTATGGTAAAAAATTTGAGTCTAATGATGAACCTACCACATTAAGGTCGTATTCTTATTATAGAAACAGCATAGACCCTATGATTCCCGCAGAACCTTTAAAGCCATTTCCACCTATTGCCCCTTCTGCAGGTGCCCCAACATTATCTGTTGAGCAACTTCCTATCACTGGAAGAATTTCTTCTCAAGGGCCTTATAGAACCATAGGACCTAGTTCAAGAAGATTTAATCAAGGAAATGACTTTATGATGATAACTGATGAGAATTTAACAGTATCTCCTGGTGATAATCCTGTATATGAAAAAATTGGAAATTATGCTGAATATCCTTACGTACAGCAATTTATGTGGGGAACTAATAAATTCAAACAGGGAGGAAAGCTAGATGAAAAACAGAAGGCGTTTGTGGCTTATCTCATAGAAATTTCTGGAGCTAAATCTGAATCTGAATTAAATCAATATATACAAGAACTCGGAGAAGAAGGGTTGCAAGAACAACGTAAACAATTTGAACAACTTATGACGCAAGGAACTGAACAAATACAAACTGCAGCTAAAGGTGCAAAACTTAATTATATAAAAGCATTAAGAGGTCAATGCCCCGAAGGCTTTGAAATGAATTATTTTAAAAAAGGTGGAGTAATTTGTAGCAAATGTATAAAAAAAGCGCAAGCTCAACAAGCAACTCCCAAAGCAGAAAAAGGAACTAAAGTAGTTAGAGATTTTAGAGCTGAGATGGATAAATGCGGAGGTAAGATGAAAAAGAAATCAACAAAGAAGCAGACTGGAGGCCCAATTATTGAAAAGGACCAAGGCGGAAATAAAATGTTGAGTGAAAAGGATTGGAAAAAGAAAGTAGATAGTGAAGCAAAAGCAGATTCTGCTGCATACGCAAAAGCATATCCGAACAGTGAAATAGCTAAAAAATTCAACAAAGACAATCCTTCTAAAAAGAAGCCTATAAAGAAACCTGCGAAAAAACAAGGAGGTGGAGTTATTAGCGATTTTCAAAGAAGTCTTATGAATAAACAAATCGCGAAGAAAGGTTTAGTTGGAGCATCTACTATTTTTCAAAAAATTGCTAACAAAGGAGGAAAACATGCACAAGCCTTTAGTAATATGAAACAAGAGATAGATAATCAAGTAATGTCTAATTCCCCTCTTGGAAAACCAGTATTTTCTGCAAATAATCAAGCAGCCCCAACTCCAAAAATAGGATACCGAGTTCCGAATCAATCACCTATTAGTTGGCAATCAAGACAACAAAACGGAATAACATTTAATCAAAGTTCACCAGTTTCTTATGAAATAGGAACTGCTTATCGTTAATTTAATCCATTATGCAGAAAATATTTCTATATGATAGTGTTAATAATAGAGTAGAGCTTAATGTGCCTGAAATTCTTTTAATAAGAGAATTTGGGGCGTTGATGGATAATAAGAGAAATATTACGCCTGAGGATAAGAAGGGAGAACATGGAGAAAGAGCATTTAGAGAATTTAAATATATCTGGCTTGCTCTTGACTGGTTATCCCCCTACTCAGATTATTCAGAACAAGAAAGGCATCAAGAAGCATTAAAGGATGCTGGACTTACAGAAGAAGAATTTAATGACCCATTATTTAGAGCAGCTTGTAGAAAGTATAGAGCCTTACAAGAAGAAACTCGTTCTATAAAAATGTTAAAGGCTGCACAAAACACAGTCGATAAATTCATTGATTATTTTAATAATATAGACCCAGAAGAAAGAGATTTACAAACTGGAAAGCCAATCTTCAAGGTTAAAGACATTATGGCTGAAATTTCTAGTTTATCTAAAGTAAATGATGAATTAAAACTCTTAGAAGGACAAGTAAAGAAAGAAGTATCTGAACAATCTATTCTAAGGGCCGGTGCAGTTGAAGGGTTTATACCTAAAGGATTTTAAGTATGGCTAGAGGTAGAAAGAAAAAATCTGAAACTCCTGCAGTTACTATTCCAGCTCAAATCCAACAAATAGTAAAAGAAGTTCAGCAAAAAGAAGACCTTGAATTTAAACAAGAACTTGATAATTTAATAGAAACTAAATATCATTCGGAATGGGATGTAAGAATAGGAGAGAGAATTGAGTTTTTTGATTCTACTCTCTCCTATGAACTTACAGGATATAAACCTATCGATAAAACTCGTGGATTGGATTTTAAATGGGAGTGGTTTACAGAAGCCAGAGATGGATTCTTGAGAACTGGACATTATGGAGGATTTAGGCCAGGAACAAAACCATATGCTGATTTTTGGACTCAAGAATATATACGTTGTAGAGATGGAATGACTGTTAATGGTTATACAATCACTGGTGATAATTATTTCTTTTTAAATTATTATCAATTAATGGACTTAAATTCTGCGGATAAAGCTGGAGCCGGTAGAGTTTATGCCTTTCCATCATTTTATGTAAAACAATATGAATATTTTCATTATATTGAATTATGTAAACGGTTACGTAAAAATGCTATCGGGTTAAAAGCTCGTGGAGTCGGTTGACACAATAAACTAAAGCCGACTATAAATTCCGTAAAATCGGTGAAGGCTAACGTGATAAATCACTTAAATTTTTAAATTATGAATAGACAAGAACAAATTAAATTCATTGAGGATAATTATCCCTTATATACAAATCATATATCAAATCGTAGAATTAGACATACGTTTTTCAGTAAAGTAGAAACAGAATTTATAAAGGTTTTTAATATTCATAATATTAAGATAAATATGAATTATCTAAAAAGAGATAATATGTATAGAGTGAAAACTACCTCTAAAAAAGAAATAGAAAAACTATTCCATTTTCTTTACGATGATTCATATTTTTATTTAAGTAGGAAATTTAAGAAATTTGATTACTATGTTAATACCGAGGTAAGTCAGCTCATCGCTGACCACCGTAACGCGTAGGAGATGAACGTTAACGAGAGTAATAATTCTCCCAAGAGTGCGGAACATTCTAATATAGAATGAAAATGTACGCTGACCTTATAGGAAACTATAAGAGCAATAGGATAAAAAGCCTGTTGGATAACACAGTGTTTAGTGAAATCGGTGCAGCAATTGCAGTAAATACATACAATTGTAGGCGTAACGCTATTGTAGTGATTGCAGCTCAACTTGATAATTATGTATCTAAAACATTAGATAAGTGTTGGAAACAACTTGACTGGATAAATGACAGCACAGATGGAGGATTCTTTAAGTTGAGACAAATCCAAGATACTGTGATGGCTAAAAGAGCATCTCATTATAAAGTAGTCAACGGTCAAAAAATCGAAGAAGGATGGATGTCTGAAATTACAGGAATTGTGGCTGATAAGCCTAATAAAATTCGTGGAGACCGTACTGACTTACTTATATATGAAGAAAGTGGCTCCTGGCCCAAATGGAAAAAAGCTTTTATGCAGGGAGATGCTTTAGTAGGAATTCAGGGAGCTAGATTCGGAATTAAAATGGCTTGGGGTACTGGTGGAGACAATGGTCCTGCGCTAGAGGGACTTGCTGATGCTTACGAAAAACCTTGGGTTTATGATGCATTACCTTACCGGCATAATTATACTATGGACGGAGCAGAGATAATCTCTGCATATTTTATTCCAGCTTATTCAATCGTTAACGACCCTAATCATCCTGAACTTACTGATAAAAGAGGATGGACAAATCCAGAAAAGGCTAAAGCTTATTATGAAGCAGAGCGTGACAAGAAGGTAAATGACCCAGAGGCTTTAGTAATTTATTGTGCTGAATATTGTTTTAATGCAGACGAAGCATTAGCTCTAGAAGGAATCAATAAGTTCAACAAAGTTTTAATTGCTGAACAACTTGCAACTATTAGAGCAGACAAGATGGGTAAACCTATCGAGCATGGGATGTTAGAGTATTCTTTTAATGGAACTCATAAAAGAGAAAATATAACTGGATTTAAATGGATAAAAAATTCAGGAGGAAAGGTTCATATTAGAGAACATCCAGTTTGGACCACAGTCGAATATGATGATGCAGGACGTCCCATCTGTAGACCGAAAATGAATAATATGTATGTAGCCGGAATAGATAGTATTGATATTGGACAAAAAGATACATCCGAAGCTACTAAAGACCCTTCTGATTTTTGTATTGTAATTAAGAAAAGAGTTATAGGGCAAGGAGACCCAGAGTATGTTGCCTATTATAAAGATAGACCTAATGATGTCCGAGAAGCATACAGAATGGCAGTTAGACTAATGGAATATTATAATTGTAAATGTGTACTTGAAGCATCTAAGGTATCTATTCTTACATGGGCAAGAGAAAATAAATATCTAAATCTCTTTATGAGAAGACCTAGAGCTACAATGCCGGATATTAATTCTGGGCTTAGTAAAGCCTACGGTGCTCCAGCCACTGTTGCTGTAATTGACCATCAAACGGACTTAATTGCTGCATTTGTAAATGACTATTACCATACTATTTGGTTCCCAGAAATGTTGGATGAATTGAATAGATATACAGACGAAAATAAGAGAAAGTTTGATATCGTCGCAGCTATGGGCATGGCTGAATTAGCTGACGAAGAATTAGGTGGTGTAGTTGCAAAACAGGTAGAAGATAATAGTTCAGAATTTGAAGATTTTGGATATTACTATGACGAGCAAGGAATAAAAAAATGGGGAATAATTCCTAAATCTAAATCTAATATTCCAAAATATAATTTATACGAATACCATGACTACGGAGGAATTAGAAGCAGCAATCCGCAATATCATTCGGGATATTTACTGTAAAGAATATGTTAGCAAATTAATTATAACAGAATTACCTGAAGGAGGATATTCTGCTAAGTTTGCTTTAAATAATATAGACAAACCCTTAGTAATATCTGCTCAATTAGATGCCATAGATTTTCTTAAATTTATGCGAGAAGAACTCAGAACAAAAAGTCTTTGGAGAGTAGAATATTCACTTGGATACAAAACGTATCCAGAAGATTGTAAAGAAGAAGACGTTAATAGAATTGAACCAATATATGAAAAATACTAAAAAAGATAGCGAATTAATAGAAAAAACTGATAGAGCTATCTCAGAACTAGTATATCCGAAATATAGATTACAAAAAGCATACAACTATTACAATTGTAAAAGGGACGCAGAGCAATATAGATATTTAGAAGAAAATTTTGGATTGGGTCAAGCTACATCGGTGGAATTTATTCCTTTGATTAGAAAGCATGTGGATGCATTAGTTGGAGAATTTTTAGGAACTCCTATTATTCCAAAAGTATCCTGCAAGGATTCTGAAACAATAAGCAATATTTCTAGAGAAAAAGAAATTTCTATTTCTTCCGAAGTCTATTATTTTCTTCAGGCTCATTTACAAAACGCAATGTTAAAATTTGTTGATGGGCAAAATATAACTGATACTTATATAGAAAAACAGCTTCAAAAGCTTATCAGCGATTTAGACCAATCTTTTACATCTCAATACGAAATAGCTGCGCAGAATGTTGTAGAATATATTATGCAATCAAGGAATACTGATATGATAACAAAACTCAGAACTTTGCTTCTTGATTTGCTTATTACTGGATATACATTTTATAGAGTAAAACCTTCTCCAGAAAAAACTAATGTCGCCATTGAAGTTTTAAACCCACTAAATACATTTATAGATAGAAACCCAGAATCTATATATATAAAGGATTCTTACAGAGTGGTAGTACGTAAATGGCTGACTAAAGCTCAAATTCTTAACTGCTATGGAAGAGAATTATCGAAAGATGATATTGCCAAAATAAAGGATATGTGGCATGAGAGTTTCGATACTTCTCATTATTATGTAAGGTCCTTTACTGACCAAAAAACTGGAGAACCTTTAACGGATGGGTTAGATGCTGGAAGAGAAATAGTTCCAGGTTTCCCTGATGAAAATATCCAATCCTATAATTACAAATTAATTCCTGTTTATGAAGTTGAATGGACGGAAACAGATAAAGATTTCGTAATGCAGAGGTATGAAACTGTAAGGATTGGACAAGAAATTTATATTCTGAAAGGAGAATCTGAAAATATTATAAGAAGTAAAGATAATCCAGCTTACTGTGGATTAAGTGTTAACGGAGTTTATTTTAACGATAGAAATAACGAACCTTTCTCTCTTGTATTAGCTTGCGCTAACCTTCAAGACAAATACGATTTATTACATTTTTTCCGAGATAATTTGATAGCCAACAGCGGAACAGCCGGAGACTGGCTAGATTTATCTGTACTTCCGACAGCATTAGGAGTTAAACTTCCGGAGCGTATTCAAAAATGGATAGCATATAAAAAATCTGGAGTTGCTTTAATTGACACATCTCAAGAAGGACGTCAGTTCAATAATAACACGACGTTCTCTGGATTTGATGATACAGTAAAAGCTCAAACAATACAAGGTATTCAATTAGCTATTGAAGCTACAGAACAAACTACTAGTTCAATAACAGGAGTGTTCAGAGAAAGGCTTAACGGAATACAACAAAAGGATGCAGTTACTAATGTACAAACAAGTCTTAATAATTCATTTATAATTACTAAAAAATATTACCAACAAATGGATTTAGTAACTAATGAAATGTTATTAGATTGTTTAAATATTGCGAAAATAGTATACAAAAATGGATTAACTGGGACTCTTATATTAGGAGATAAATTTCAAAAAGTTTTCACCGCCCTTCCAGAACACTTCACGCTTAGCGATTTCGATATTCATATCATCACAAGTACTGATGTTATTCAAGATATGGAAGCCATACGAGCTGTTATTCCTGAATTTATAAAGGCCGGAAATTTGGACCCAAGCATTATATTCGAAGCATTAACAGCTAAAAGTTTAACTGAACTTAAATATAAAGCTCAAAAAGCGCTTAGTGTTCAAAAAGAAGAAAACAATCAAGCTCAACAGTTGGCTCAACAAAACGAACAACTACAACAACAAGTACAACAACTTCAACAGCAACTTCAACAAGCCCAGACTAAGCTTGAAAGTCTCAATGAAGCTAAATTACAACTCGAACAACAAAAAGTTGACAATGAAAGAGAGCTTGGATGGTTTACTGCTAAAAGTGATGCAAGATATAAAACCGCCCAGACAGAAAATGATACCAAGAGAACAGAAGTTGAAGTACTTCAATTATATGATAATAATCCATATAACGACAAAATAAAACAAGTTTAAAATGGAATTAAAAATACAAGTTTGTGCTGACGATTCTTGTAAAGTGATTGTCAAAGATATTACAGAAGTAGGAGATAACGGTTATTTACCGGAATCTTCTGCTGTAACTGTAAAAAATAGGTTTAAATATTCTGATACTGTTTCTATAGATGTATTACAATACAATAAAACTACTGGTCCGGAAGTTCAAGTTCCTACTTATACTGAACATTCTGATGTAGTTAAACCGATTGTTCTTCCTGTCGGATTCGATGGATGGTTCGATGTAGTTCATATCGTTTTACCTTCACAAGAGTGGTTTGTAAAAGAACAAGAGAAAGAGGCCGGGTCGGCTCTTCCCATTTATGATGCCGTTTATTTTTCCGATGGAAAAAATGTATATAAATATATAAACGAGGAAGTATCCGCGGTAGAGTTATCAGAAATTATAGAGAGAAATGAGGAAGGCACAACTATTTCTAGAATAAGTGAAAATTATGTGTCCATTTGTTTTCTTAAGAAATGTTATATATCTTTGTGCCAGCAAATATTTAATAATAGAGGATTTAGTAAATGCTGGGGTAAAAGTGCTCAAATCGGAGAATTGACTTATAGAAGAGATTTAGTTTGGATGGCAATTAATGTTATCGAGTATATGACTGAATTTAATCAGCTAGCCGAAGTCGAGAGAGTAATAGAACAAATAGGAGGTTGCAATGGATTATGCAAGTCAGAGTTTAAACAGATTCCTAATCACGGATGCGGATGCAGTAAGTAATCTCAAGGAAAAGGTTATTTGTGAATACCAAGATTTACTTCATTCTTTAGAAAAAGGATATAAATTAGATTATCAATTAATCCTTGAACAAATAAGTTTAATTGATTTGCTTGAGAACAACGAGATAGATGATACAAAGTCTATGTTTATTTCACAATTTTATATTAATAATAGATGGCAGGTAAAGCTATTTTAACCCCTGGAAATTCTGGAGGACAAGCTTGTCTTCAAGCAGAGCCAGTTAAAGATACTACACAGTATCTAGAGAAAGATAATTTTCTAGGAGAATACAGCGAGGAAAGTGAAAAACAGTTAGTAATAGAAAATCTTGGGGTCTACCCTAAAACTTCTGTTTATACTAAATTAGAGTCTGACACCATTGCTAAGCAATTAATTAAAGATGCCTTTACAACGCATTTAAATTCAGACGACCCTCATGGTATTTTACCTCAGGTGGATTCAAAAATAACAGGAATGGTAAAAGACGACGGAAGTACTCCGTTTAAGGCTCCGCAATCAGGAGTTGACCCTATTACTGAATTCCACTTAACTACAAAAAGATTTGTGACCAATTTATTGGATAGTCACTTACGCGCAGATGACCCACATCATATAATGGATAAGGTGAACGAAGCTCTTGCTGTTTATGTAAAACTTTCTCAAGTATACTTAAAACAAGAGGTTTATAAAAAGAATGAAGTTGATGCCTTATTCAGCCCTTATATTAAAAAAGACGGAACTACTCCATTTGTAAAAGCTCAATTAGGAGTTGACCCTATCGCAGAAAGTCATTTAGCTACTAAAAGATATGTAGACTCTGTAATGAGTAATCATTTGGTTGATATCGACCCTCATGGATTCATGACTATTCTCAATCAAAGACTTGCTTTATATTACAAAAAAAGCGATACCTATTCAAAAGCTGAAACTTATTCTAGAGCTCAAATTGATAGTATTATCAATAGTTTAGTTGTAGAAGCTGCAAAAGGAGCTATTGAGGAACACATAAACGCATATGACCCACATGGAACTTTAAGGGAAATCTATGGAAAACACTATGTACAGCGCGATGGAACAATTCCGTTCACAGCTCCACAATCAGGAGTTGAAGGTACTGAAGACAGCCATTTAGTTATACTAGGTCAATTAAATAAACAAATAGGCAATCTCAAAGAAGAAATTAAAAATAATCAGCCTATATGGAAAACTAGTGGCCCAGTTCAAACAACCGTAGGTTTTGTAGAGGATAATTCAGAAGTGGCTGATGAGGTTACATTTCAAGAAGCTATGGATGCTATTTTTTACGGACAAGCAGTTGCAGTTAGTGCTCCTCCCACTGCTATAGTAGGGAAATCAGTTATTGTGGATATGCAAGTACATGGTGTAATTGCTCTGCAACATGCAGAATTATTTCAAAATGGAATATTGATTGGAACATTTACTGAAGAAGATTTTGAAAATGGAACCCATTCAGTTGAATCTAACCCAATCACAGAAGACACAGAATTTAAATTTGTAGTAACATTGATTAGTGGAGTAGAACATATTGCTACATGCACAACTAAAGTTGCTTTACCAATATTTGTAGGTTTACTTCCTCAATGGAAGACAGCGTCTACTGTATCGTTTGAATATTTACAAGAACTTGCTGATTCGGACTCTACAAATAATAAGTTTGTTGCTTCTGGAGATTCAGTATCAGAAATTACACATAAATATAATTTCTCTACTCCATCAGAACCTAAACATTTGTTTGTTGCAATGCCCAAAAATTATCCGGATTTAGTAGAGGTAATAACTCCTGCACAAAATTTCGGAATTGAAGCATTTGATGTAATTAGTGATATACCATTCCAAGTTCCGGGAGCTATTAATGATGTAATTTATAAATTATATGTTTACAAACAAGTACTAGCTTTTCTTAACTCTGAAGTAACTTATAAATTTCAATCAATCACACAACCTTAAAGAATGGGACAATATAGTGAATTAATAGGCAGCTTTAGCAGAACTGGAAATTTCCCGCTTGAAAACAATTATATTTTTGAGAGTGAAGCTGCTTTAAAAGAGTTTTATAGTCTTCCAGAAAATAATGCAACCCTTCATAAAGGATTGTTTAAAATAGTAGCAAGCTCTACTTCAGATGAACAATCTCTGTGGTGGGTGGTAAGAAAACAGACAAATGATGAATTAGAGTTTAAACAACTTATTACATTCACAGATGTCAATGATTTAAACAGTAAACTGAAGGAACTGGAAGAAAAACTAAATCAGGAAATACAAGATAGACAAACTGCAGACGATGCAATCTGGGGCGATACTAACCATACCGCAATTCCCGAAGGATTGAATAGCTTAAAGAAACTTGCTAGGGCTATAGAAAACCTAAGAACTGAGTTAGATAAACTTACTGAAAAGGTTTCTACAATTAAAGAAGAACTTCAAGCTGTCGTCGGAACTTCAGTAGAAGATATTAAAGGTTATTTAGCTACTTTAAATTATCCTTCGTTAACTGCAGTATCTAATGAACTACATAGATTTTTGAGTACTAAGGATACTGCCAATATTCAAATTAATACATTTCCGGAACTACAAGATTTTTTAACCGGATTTACTGATTCAGATACGTTAAAAGATGCTCTTGCCAAAGTGGTATCCAGTATTATGGGAGACCCACTTCCTACTTCTAATTTTAGAACTCTTAGAGGTATTGAAGATTTTGTAAGGGCTCTGCAAAGCACATTAGAGAATAAGGATATTAATATTCAGTCTGAATTAGACCAAACTCAGATAGGAGTTGGATTAAGTGGAGACGGAGCTTATAATCCTGACCAATCCACCACGTATTTAAAAGAAGCTACTTCAGTTATGAATGCTTTAAAAATATTGGATGGATTAATTAATGAAGCAATTAATAATGTAAATATTCAAGCTGTAGACACTAATACTGTAGATTTAACCATTAACAAAACTGTTGATAAAACTGAAATTTCAGGTATTGTAAAAATATCTACAGTTGATGGAAATAGTGTTATTACCAAAAATGATGGAATCTTTTGTAAGATTGCTTCTACTTACGAAAACGGAATCTTAACCATTAAAGTCAATGATGCAATTGTAGGACAACATATTATAGGATTATCTACAGTTGTAGAAGATGCTAAATATGACCCTGACCAAGAAGCCATTGTAATTACCTTTAAATTACTGGATGGAACCAAACAAGTAGTTAATATTCCAGTAAAGAGTTTAATTAGAGAATGGGTTATAGACAATTCAGACCCCAATAAAGTAGTTGAGCTTACTAAAGTGGAACAATTGGGAACTGGACCGGACAAGCTATCTGCGGATGTTAGACTGTTTGTTGGAGAGAATAATTTACTACAAAAGAAAGGTAATGCTTTATATGCAGGAGGTACTTCTGAAAATATTACACACGATGGAAAAACCCTTGCTACTGTAATCAACGAATTGAGTACTGATACACAAACAGTTAAGACTTCCGTCGAAAAAGTTGCAAGTGATTTGGCTACAGAGACATCTAGGGCTTTGTCTGCTGAAGCAAAAAACGCTAATGATATTGTCACAGAAGCTTCCAGAGCAAAAGTAGAAGAGAACAGAATTGAAGGGCTGGTAACAACTAATAAGGAAAATATTAGTCAACTACAGGCAGATATGAAGTTAAAAGCTCCCATTGATTCTCCTGTATTTACTGGAGTTCCTCAATCTGCTATGTCTCCTGACGCTAACGATAGTTCTCAAAGACTTGCAACTACTAACTGGGTTAGAAGTGTTGTTCCAAGTCAAGATACTATTGCATCATTAATTTGGGCTAACTATGAAGAATAAAGAAATACAAAAACCACGTAATATGAGCCAACTAGACTATTTATGGACTACGTATGGCTCATATAAAGTGTCTAATGAAGTAGACATAGAAAATGATAGTATCCCTACTTCTTCTGCTATTAGAAATTATATTACTTCTATTGGAGAAGGTATTACAGAACTTGATTCAGAAGAAATTGATGGATATAAAATAAAGATTATCGGAAAGAACCCTAGCGGTCAAGAAGTTTCCTCTATTCAAATAGATTCTGATACTAAAATATCTAGTTTTCTACGACACGTAGCTACGCAAACCGATGTTGATAATGGACTTGCTAATTATGTTGGAGAACATTGGTTAGTGTTAAAAACTAACACTGGTATGGAATATTGGGCTAGTGTCGATGATTTATTTATTAGAGGTCAAGAATCGGATACGATTATAAATCAGACTGAGGACGGGAAAATTTCTTCTTCTGTTAAAATAAACAATCCCATTATTAATAAATCTGTAGATTTAAAAACTTCTACAAGTGGGTTATGGGCTGATTTAGTTATAAATCCAAATACTAAATCCAGAACTATTATTGTAAAAGGAAACAACGGAATAGAATGTAAGTTTAATTGGGAGGGCACAGAAACTCCTGTTGCACTTAAAAGTTTTGATACTTTTGATGAGTATCAACTTACTACCATTGACCCAGGAACTATTTATTTAGTAAAGGATGTAAAATCTATTTATTTTGGAGGAATCAAGTACTCTTCAGTAGGAATTGACCCTCAGGACTATTATACCAAAGACGAAGTTTATAATAAAGAGCAAGTCGATGCTCTTCCGCACGTAAATGCATATTCTAAATCAGAAACAAATGCGTTATTAGATAAGAAAGCTGATATAGACGACATTCCCACAGCATTGCCCAATCCAAATGCTTTAGTTGTTAAATATAATGGAGAAATAGCTTTTACGTATGATGGTTCTAGAGCAGAAACTGGAAATTTTATAGTTAATGCAGATACGGTTCCCGGTATAGATGAGAAAGTAAAATCTATTTCTTATACAAAAAAGGAAGTAGATTCTAAGATTACTCCTCATACTAATGCTTACACAAAAGAAGAATCCGATGCTAAGTATGCTACAAAAGCAACAACTTACACAAAAGAAGAAACTTATAGTAAACAAGAAGTTGATGGTTTAGTATCTAATTCTATTGATGCCTATACTAAAATTGAATCTGACCAGAAATATGCTACTAAAAGTGAACTAAAAACCAAACAAAACGCTTTAGTAAGTGGAACAAACATTAAAACCTTTAATGGTCAATCTATCTTAGGAACTGGAAATATTGAATTTGAGCAAGGGAAAACAATTACAGTTGTAACTGAACTTCCCCAAACTGGAGACCCAGACAGGATATATTTAGTCCCAAATGAAAGTTCTAGAACCAACGATATTTACGAGGAATACATTTGGCTAGTAGAACAAAGTAAGTGGGAATTTTTGGGAAGTAAGCACGTAGATGTTGACCTTACCGATTATTATACTAAGGAAGAGGTAGACGCTCTTATTCCTCAAGTCGATTCATACACCAAAGCTGAATCAGACAACAAATATGCTGTTAAAACAGATGTGTATACAAAGTCTGAAGTGAACGATTTAATTGTTCCTCGAATTGATGCTTATACTAAACAAGAAAGTGATTCTAAATATGCCACAATCAAAACTGTAAATAATAAGGTAGATAAAGTGGTCGGCAAACAACTTTCTACAGAAGACTATACCACTGAGGAGAAAACCAAATTAAAAGGAATAGAAGAAAACGCTAACAATTATACGCATCCTACTACAGCCGGCAATAAACATATCCCTTCCGGAGGAACTTCTGGGCAAATATTAGTTAATACGGAAGACGGAACTGCAGCATGGGCTGATACAAGCAGTAAAATTGAAGAACAGTTTCAATTACTTAATACTATGTGGAAACAGCTCCAAGAAGAACAAGTAAATCTTCAAAGTCAAATAGATTCTATGACTGTTAACGAAGATGTATATGCTTACGGAGTTGAATGGGACGTGACAGTAGCAGACCCAACTTTGACAAGAATAGGAAATCCGCTATTACATAAACAACTTCCTATTCAATCTTCTTTTAGAGGTTGTGTTGCGCAGGGTCCAGTTATTAAATATTGGTTAAATCCAAACAATTGGGCTTATAAAGAAAATGGAGAAGCTTCCGTATTAGATGGAACAGATGGTACTGTGAAAGTACACTCTATAAAATTTTATGGTAAATCTGGAAGTAAAGAAAATAAACGATGGGTTAAAATTTCCACAGTAAAAATCGACGACACCTGGGTTGAAATTCCAGAATTATTAATTGATGCATATAGATGTACAGTGGATACTACTGATTCTGATACACTCAAGGCCGTATCGGTAGTAAATACTTCCGCAGAATTTAGAGGTGGAGCTAATAGAGCCAGTATGGACGACTATCTTGATTCTGATAAATTTAGAACAGACCTAGGTAAACCTAGAACTAATGTTTCTAGAGCAACTATGCGAACTTATGCTAAAAATGCTGATTCTGAATTACTCTGTTACGAATACTATAAATGGATATTTTATTGGTGCTGGGTAATAGAGTACGCCACATTTAATTCACAAGCAGCATATAATGCTGATTTAACAGCTGAAGGTTATCATCAAGGCGGATTAGGAGATGGGGTTACTATGTGGGATGGTACTAATTGGGATAACTATAATGGTTATTGTCCACTAACACCATGCGGATACTGTAATGAATTTGGTAACTTTACTGGCGTAAAGGATTTAGTAATTCCTGAAACTGTAAAGGATGAGTCTACAACAATAGCTTCTAAGACATTTAAAGTTCCAAGATGGAGAGGATTTGATAATCCATTTGGAGACATCTGGACTAACTTAGATGGAATAGTATTAAAAAGAGAAGCTGCAAATGAGGATAGTAATGTATATACAACAACTAATCCCGAAGAATTTACAGATGAAATAGGTAGTAAATCTATTGCTGGAATAGAAGTTGCAAAGAACGGTTATATAAAAGCCTTTGGCCTAGGCAGGACTGGAGAAATTATTCCTTCAGAGGTTGGTGGTTCATCAACAACATATATGTGTGATTATCATTGGTGCAGTGTTTCGAATACATCGTTGGGGACGCTCCTCGTTGGCGGCTACGCTGCTGTTGGTGCTAATTCCGGTCTCGGTTACCTCAATTCTGGCCATGGGGTCGGCTCTGCCGCTACCTATACCAGCTTTCGTACAGTAATTAGACTAAATTAAAAGAAATAAATATAAATTAGGGTGCTATTTCTTTACTTTTGTATTGGTTCAGACAAGATTAGTAGCAAACACTCCTCGTTAGCAGCAACGCTAATAATGGTACTAATTCCAGTCTCAGTAACTTCAATTCTAACAATGGGGTCAGCAATGCCAATGCCAATGTCAGCTTTATTATATATTGAATCGAGTAAGAATAGTTTTTGTCTGAGATAGCGTCCTTGCCCCTTGGCAAAAAATAACGTAGTATTTAATATAACGGGTGTTAGTAGGATTATTCTCGAACGCTTCCAACTAAAATATATAAGACCTTGAAACGAATAGGATATTTGCACGAACAAATATATTCACTTGATAATATCTATCTAGCAGACAGTAAGGCTAGACTAAATAAAAGAAATAGATGGGGAATAAATAAACATGATAAGCATAGAGATAAAGAAAATATTGAATTAGCTTTGAAATTGAGAGATTTAACATATGAAACTTCTCAATATAGTACATTTACAATATATGAGCCTAGGGAAAGATTAATCTTTAGGCTCCCATATTATCCAGACAGAATAACTCATCATGCTATTATGAACATCATGGAGCCCATCTGGACTAATATTTTTATCAAACAAACATATTCGTGTATAAAGGATAGAGGAATACATAATGTAGCATATGATTTAAAAAAGGTCTTAAATATGTATCCGGAACAAACGAAATATTGTTTGAAAATGGATATACGAAAATTTTATCCCTCTATTGACCATAACATCCTATATAATGATATACTCACAAAGAAGATAAAGGATAAGAAGTTATTAACCCTTCTAAAAGAAATTATTTATTCAGCAGACGGGGTTCCAATTGGAAACTATCTATCTCAATTCTTCGCAAATCTATATTTAACATACTTTGACCATTGGGTCAAAGAAGAGTTGAAATGTAAATTTTACTTTAGGTATGCTGATGATATAGTTATTCTAAGCGATAATAAGGATTATCTACACAACGTTCTAGTATCAATCAAGACGTACTTGAAGGAGGTCTTAAAATTGAAATTAAAGCCAAATTACCAAATTTTCCCAGTAGTTAGTAGAGGAATTGATTTTGTTGGTTATAAATTTTTCCATACTCATACTTTGATAAGAAAATCTATAAAAATCAGACTTTTTAGATTGATTGCTAAGTATAAGAAGAAAAAAATCTCAAGAACAGAATTAAAAAGAAGGATTCAAGCTTACTTAGGTTGGCTAAAATATTGTGATTCTAAAAATTTACTAAGAAAAGTTCAAAAACTAACAGGATTAAGATGTACGAACTGGAATGGGAAGGAAACTAATATTTCTAGATTTTATAATAAATATATTCATATTGTAGAAGTAATCAATTTTAGTAAGTGTTTCCTAGTTGATTTTGTCTACAAAAACAAATCTTATTATTTTAAGAGTAAGGATAAAAGGTTATTCTATTCCTTACTTAGATGTACATTTCCGGTAAATTTTAAAATAAGACCTAATGTTAGAACCAAGAAGAGTAAGCATAAATGCTCAACCAGAGAAAATTCAACAGTTGGGTAATGGAACATATTACTACAATTATGATATTCAATCTAAACAAGTTCAAGTAAACGATATCGAAACTGAGGAGTTACATGAAGAAACAAGATGGGATTATATTCAAGTACACTTAAGAGGGGTACCAGATTACAAAAAGTGCATAGAGGCAATTATAAGAGCTTATATTACATTAGAAGAAGAGCTTGCAATCATTAATAAATACAGTTCGTATCAATTAGGGGTAATTCAGGACTCTTCCGCTACTTCTAAGTATTATGAATATGCTAGTCTAGTAGCTACTATTAAGACTAATGTAAAGAAAGATTTTCAGATTGAAGAATTAGAATCAGATGAGGAATTACTTCCAACTATGGCGGATATGACTAATCTATTACGAATTCTAATAACAACCACATCTTTAACTGATACTCAAGCACTAACTTGTAAATCTCTATACCCCACATGGAAAAGTTGTATTGGAAGTTCTTTGAAAGCAGGAGATAAAGTAACACACAAAGGACTTTTATATAAAGTTAAACAAACTGTTAATCCTGTACTTGAGAACCAAGCGCCTGGGAAAGAAACCGCTTCGTTGTATGAAGAAATTAATGAAGCACATGAAGGGACTAAAGAAGACCCAATTCCTTATAACGGAAATATGCAACTCATACTAGGTAAATATTATTCCCAAGATGAGGTAACTTATCTATGTTCTAGGGACAGCGGACAAGCTGTTTATAATCCACTCAAGGATTTAGTTGGTATATATGTAATTGTTGCTGAATAAAAATATTAAATTATGGTTCAAGAAGAAAAAAGAGTAATAATACATTTTGACACGCTCGAAGGATTCCAAGCTCGATTAACTGATGGAACATTAACTGAGAAAGGAGACTATATTGTTTTAATTAAGGATAGTGCTCTAATTTGGGTAAAGGGACAGTTTTTCACTGGACCGAGCGTATTAAGTATTCCTAAATATATAAAAGATTGTGAAATTATACAAGAGAATGGAAAACCTCTTACACTGAAATTCGTAGGTGCAGAATGGAATACTGAGGAAAAGATTTATAAAGAGTTTAATAAAACGATTAAACTTACTTTAGCTAGTACTCAATCTGACGGATTGATGAGTAAAGAAGATAAAGCTAAAGTTGATAAAATACTAACAACAGGTGCTGGAACTAAGTTCCTTGGAGATGATGGAAAGTATTATCCAATAGAATTAACAACAGAAGCTGTAGAAACGACAGATGAGATTCCGGTGGCTGGAGGTCCTCTTGCAGAATTATTAAATTCAGCAGGAATTACTTCGATTAGTTCGAGAACTAATTTACAAGCTTTATTAACTTCTCTGTTCACTAAAGAATTATGGCCTACTAATCTAGTCTTCAAAGAGGGTACAATTAAATCTACTGTTCCTGCTCCGACTATGACTATTAACAAATCTGGACTTGTTGAAGTTGGTACAGATATCATAGTTTCCAAGACTACTATTAATGCGAGTGGACAGTCCACTACGGCTCGTACATATAGCGGGTTTACTTATGGATATTCTGCTTCTAACGATAATACTAAAGATAGCAATAGTACTTTAATATCAGTTTCAGCCACTAATACACAAAATACTGCTGATAAGTATCAATTAAGTCGTACTATCAATAATGATGTTGAAAACGCAACAAGTAGTGCAGATATTTCTGCTGTTAAACTTGCAAGTAAAACCTTTAAAGCTATTGAAGGAGTTAATACCGTTAAAGCTAAAGTTACTGGAATTCGCCACAGTTGTACCTTTGCTGCTATGCCAGTTTATTATGCTTGTAGTAATTTAGGCAAAACGAGTAAGGACCATAAATCTTCTGCTAAAGATTCTACAAATTTAACAAGTGTAGCACCTACAAATAGTGTTAGTCGCACAGTAACTGGTGTTTATCCCTATTATACCAATAAAGACACCATTACAGCATTCTCTAAGTTACCATTGACTACTAATAAGACTTTAGATGTTGAATTTGTGGCAGAAACCGCTTCTAATAAGCATTCGTTTAAATTGCCAGCTAAGTTTAATGTAACTTCAATTACATTGTTAAATACTCTTAGTGGTAATTATGAAGTTTATGACATTAGTAAATTTACTATTACAACTGAAAATATTGATGTTCAAGGAAGCAACGTATCTTATAAAGTATATACCCGCAATGATGGAACTAATGGAGCTTCATCATTTAAAATCACATTTGCTTAATTATGAGAGATAGAGGAACATTTAATTTTAGCGGTAATCTTGAAGTAAAAAAAGATGCCCCTCTCGAAGCTAGGTCATTAGTTGGTTCTTACGCAGACCTAACAAAGCCTGAAACTTGGACAGACGAGGAAGGTGGAGTTTGGATATATGACGGTATGAACGTCACTTGTAAAGATAGACCCGGCAAGATATATCAATTATCTGCAGGTGCAGATTATACTCAGAAAGATAGTTGGATTTTAATTGGAGATACTTCTGCAATTAGTAATCAATTGCAAGATTTAATAAACAGTAAAGGTTCTGCAAACGGAATTGCATCATTAGATAAACAAGGAATAGTTCCATCTGCTCAACTTCCATCTTATGTTGATGATGTAATCGATGTTTATGCTACTTATGATAAATCCGCAGAAGGAGTTTTAAGTAATATTCAACTATTCTCTAATCAAAAAAAAACAACTCCTATCACTCCAGAATCAGGTAAGATTTATATAGATGTAGAAGGAAATTATCAATTTAGATGGACTGGAACGCAATATGCAACTGTAGGTGCTCCAACTGTATTAGGAGAAGTTACTGGTACAGCATATGATGGAGGTAAAGGTAAGGCTTTATCGGATACAATAAATAAAATGTCTAACAAAGTAGTTGTTGGACCTACTAATGTAATTTCTTATACTGATAATGTAGTAATAAAGTACCAAACACATTTTACATCTACTAATTCAAATAGCGGAGATAGCTCTACAATTAGTGCTGCTACTGCATCTCACGCAGGTGTAATGTCATCAGCTGATAAACAAAAATTAGATACTATAAATCAGGCTAAAACTCTATCGAGTGCAACTGCTGGGCAGTGGATTAGATTTGCAGAACTTTCTGATTCTGGGTATAATTCAGCTTTAGTAACTATAAAAGAAGGAACAGCAGGAGCTACTTTCTTTTTTAAATGTAGAAGTAACGGGGAAGTTACAGTTAAAGTGATGGATGTAACTCCAAATATTTATTTAACTAAAATAAGAGTTATAAAGCGAAATGGACAATCTAATGGATATTTAGAGGCTTATGTCGATACTGCAAGTTCTTCTATAGCTGCAAATATCTCTTTAAGTATTAATATAAACCTTACGGATATAACTGTCACTAGTAAAATTCCAGGAGGGTATACATCAGAAGAGGTAAGTTTAGTATAAATTATTGGGAGAGGTAATCTCTCCCTCAAATTATCTATTATAACACAAGAATATGTTATTCAAAGAAAAGGAGTAGTTATATCAGAGGGAGAAAATTCTTTTGTTCCAGAGAAAGGTTTAAGAGCTGCAGAATATAGACTTATAGGTAATACTCCAGATGCTCAAGCTTCTGCAATATTACTTTGTGAAAGCTGAAATCCTTCTCAATGGGCTGGAATAATTGGAAGAATTTATGCTCTTAGGGGTTGGAAAGAATCTTTTAATATATCCTGGATGATAGATGTAGTCTGCACTCAATCTTATGCAGACAATAAAATCTTTAATGTTGGGGCTAAAATAGGAACAGGTCAAGCATCAATACAAGCTGGAACTTGTGAATATCAAGGAAAAACTTACTTAGCTCTAAGTGTAGGGAGTGATTCTACTATGACACTTTTCTTTACAGGACTTCATTCAGGAGATTGTTTATTTTCTATAGTTAATCTTAATGATGTTAGTTGGAATGAGTAATAAATTTTATATAACGAATCTATATAATAAAAACAGGGGGGGGTGGGGTTGGGATTACCTCTCTCCGATAATATATAATTATGATTGATAAATATGTAATTAGTTCAGAGGTTGTTCCAGTCAATGACCTTATTACTGAGGACACATCTAAGCCCCTCTCTGCTTCTATGGGTAAAAAATTAAATGAGGACAAAACCCCAATGGTGGTCGTACCACAAGCTGCAATAGTTAGCGAAACTGCGTCTTCTGACGAAATATTAGCAGCATGGGGAGGAATAGACAAATTTAGAGAAGCAGCCAAAGTTGCTGCAGCACAGGAATGTGCTGTAATTATTTTAAACAGTAACCCAAGTCTACCTTCCCAAGTTGGATTATCAAATAGAAGTATTTATACTGATGATAATAATTTTATCATTAATATAGGCGTAATTAAATTACAAAGTAATAGAGTACGCTACACAGAGTATGGACTTCGTTGTGAAAACGGAAAAGCTCGTTTACTAAGGGACCAATATAATTTAGTATTAAGTAATGACGTAGCAAATATACAAGAAATGTCTAAAGATGATTATACAAATCTTGAAACCAAAGATAAGAATACTTTGTATTTAATACCTAAATAATTATGCCAGTTATAAGTCAAGATTTAACAGACTCAATATATAGAGGAACCACAGAAATAAGTGCTGTATATAGAGGAAGTAAATTAATTTGGGAAAGAGATACTACTCCTCCGGAACCAGTAATTACTTATAAATATTATTTTTCCATTGATAATACTGGTTCTGTTATTATGAGGGGCGATGCTATAAATGATGACTACTATGAAACAAGAGCGGTCACTTCATATAGAGAAATATTTACAGATGGAGAATACACTGGAATCGAATTGCTTCCGATATCTGTAGAAACTACAGTAGTAGATAAATATGATAATTTTTACACAGAAACGTTTGAAAGATATGAGGGTCAAGGATATACGTTTAACGGATACGCATTAAATATACACGCTGAAGACATAAATGTCGGGAATCCTGCTAGTGTGCGAATGAAAATAACCCAAAACATGACTGGAGAAAATGTAACTATATTTGTGTCGCAATTAGGATTAGGAGACAATAGAGTAAAAACAAAAATAAATATGTCAGCGGGATACATATACGCAAGTATTCCAAATCCTGCACACTCCAGATTAGGTTTAGGCTTTACTATTGGTACATGGGAAACAGGAGACTTTATATTAGAAGATGTACTTATAATAGAGAAAGGTCAAACAGAAGCTAATTATGATTACGGTACACGATGTGATATACAAACCGATGATTATTGGTCTCCACAATATGATGATGCTTATGTCTACGATTATTAATCTAATTATTAACCAATAATAGGGGAGGGAGACCTCTCCTCAACTATTTAATATATGAAACAAGAATATGCTCTTAAAGAATATGTAAGCGAAAATACTTATGGTAAAGTTATAAATGGCTCCACTTCTGAAATATTAACCAATTGTAATCTTACTGGAGATGAAGCAGAAGCTAAAATAGTAGCTCTATTTGGCGGCATTGATTTATTTAAATCGTGTGTACAAGATATACTAGATAATCATACAAGATATTTTTATCATACAGAAGGTGGTACAAATAGTTGTAAAGAAATAAATGGACTTGCTTGGAAAAACGCAGATACTTATGAATTAGATTTTCTTTATGAGTACTGGACATCTAATATTCCTTATACAAAAAAAGTTATATTACAAGTTACAGATTCAAACAATACTAGATTTGCTATTATAGAAGATATTTCTACTGACAAAAGTTTAGAGCAAAAATTTGCATCCAGTGAAAAAAGGTTAGAAAGTAATAGTGATTTAAATGATTATAAAACTCAAGGCTCGTGGTGGGAATCAAGTACCGCAACATTAAATACTATAGCTAATAAACCCGCAGGAACAGTAGGAGAAGCTGTATTACAAGTTTTTAATTGCGGCAATAATCATAAAATTCAAGTATTTTATAATATTACTCAAAATCTTGTTTTTATAAGAGCATATCAATCTGACCATTGGACTTCTTGGAAAGATTGCAGCGGCGATGTTACTCAAGGTGAGGATGGAATATGGTCTATTAGAACCGATGGAAATGCTCAATTCCAAAGAGTAGCCTCTGTTAATGGATTCTTTAAAGAGTCGGATAAGAGATTAAAATCCGACATCAAACCTTTAACTCATACATTAGACCAGATATGTTCTATACCAACTGATAGTTTCACTAAATCAGGGGTAAAACAAATCGGAACAATCGCTCAAGACTTAGAAAAGATAATTCCAGAAATAGTTTCTGAAGATTATAAACTAGCTTCTGAAGTTCCTAACAAAGAGGAGTTTGAAATTATTCAGCATCAAAACAAAGACCAAGTTGATGATTATATAAAAGTGAAAAAAGTAGAATATGATATGTTAGGAGTCATAGCTATTGAAGGAATTAAACTTTTAAAACAAGAGATTGATAAATTGAATAATCGAATAAAAGAATTAGAAAATGGCAGAGATAGCGACGTGGAGCATGATTGACTCTAAAACTGGGTATGGTTCATCGGGCTCTTACTGTCCTACAAAATCAGAAATATTATCTTACAATAGATTATATGTGGAAGGAAGATACTCCGATAATCAACTTGTTCAAATAGACGATGTTAGAAGAAAGACGATAGGAAATATATACATACTCAGTATAGATAACAATAATGGATGGCTAACTGTCGCTGATAATGCTTTAGATAGAAAATCTCAGCTGTCAGTAACATATACTCTAAGATATAACGGTAAAATTTTATCTAATACTAAAGTGATGTATACAAACGTACATTCATTTATGGTATATTTTACTGCAAATACTTTTGAGTCATTTATAATAGATTCTGTTAGCCCTACTGAAGATGATAAGTATATTTACGTAATAGGAAAATCTTAAAATGATTAAAATTTCGTAGTATAAATATGCTATTATTTCCATGATAATAGCTGCAGTATTTGGAATCACATTGGGTATGGGAACCACATGTCTGATTCCTGTGTCATTTGCAGTACTAGGTTGTAGTGCTTATGAAAACTTTCATAATGATTTATCTTATAAAAAATCTCTTTTAGAAGGAGGGTTGCCTTCATTAATTGGAGGAATAATTATTTGGATATGCTTTTTATTAGCATAAGATAAAAATTTTACAGTATATCTACATTCATCAATAGTCTGTACGGATAAATTTTGAGTGCGATTATATTTATTAAGGACTTTTAAAGTTTTTTAATAATTTAGTTGCAGGACTCAAAAATTATCCGTATTTTTGCATTGTTATCATAGAATGTAGACCGAGACGTCTAAAATTATAATAAGGTCGAAATTCATTGGTGACAGGTAATCTAACGCAGCCCTAACTCTCGGTATTATCGGTACTGCACTTGGTGCATTTGCTAATAACGGAGGTTGTGGATGTGGAAACAACGGTGGTATTTTAGGTGGACTCTTTGGAGGAAACAACAACTGTTGCGCTATGCAAGCTGCTCTGAACAAGCAAAAACTATTGCAATGGCTCAAGGACAACAAGCTGATAATTTAGCTTGGGCTAACAGAGTGGAATCTATGCAAAATGATATAGATTTATATACCTATATCAATGGCAAAACACTAGCTACAAATGAAAGAATCGGAAATGAATCTCAAGTTTTAACTAACCAAATTTGGAAAGGAAGAGTTGAAGATTTACAAGAAAAGAGTGGAATGTACATCGATTTAATTACTCGTGACAACGCTCAAAATCAAAGACTTTGCGATGAATTATACAAACGCAGAGAACAAGATGTTCAAGAAAAAGCCGATTTATTTGCTAGATTAGGTTCAAGAATCTCTGAATTAGAGAAGAAAGAAGCTGCAACTGCTGCTGCTCTTCCTTTAATGTTCGAGCTTAATAAAGTTAATGCTGAAAGATATGCAGATAATTGCTGCTGCAAAACTGAAAAATCAATCATGGCTGTTGATGCATATCTGCAAAGACAATTAGACCATAAAATTGATGGACAGTTGAAGTATGCTTATAGCGATTTATGTGCACCAGTTCCAAGCATAGCTCCTTTATATTGTAGTCCTTTTACTCAGTACGGTACAGGAATGTACGCTGGTCAAGCTGCATCCAATTGGAATGCAATTAACACAGCCGTAAACGGGGCTTGCCCTACTTGTGCTGCTCAGTAACTAATAGAGATATTAAAGGGAGATTATGAAAGTAGTCTCCCTTTATTTTTATTTACCTAAAAATACACTGTGTAATGAGTATAAAAATCACTCCCTTTGGGACTACCACTGATACACAAGGAGCACAAATGCTTGAGTTTAATACATCTCTACCATGCGGTGCAAGAACAGATATAGCTCCTACTTCAACACTAACCGTAACTACAAGATGGGCAGAAGTCGAAAATGGACTTCAAGTTACTAAACTAGATTTAATTCATAATTTACAATATGTAGACTGTAAAGGCGCTACCAAAGTCGTTACACATCCTTATTCTACAATCATTGCAACAACCAACGCAACAACAACTCCGGAGACTATAACACCAGTTGTTACTAAATATGTTGACGTTTTAATTCCGAAAGGAGTTGATTATGTTACACAACAGGTAATTTCTGACTCTCCTACAGTTAATGCTCAGATAGCACATTGTGCTTATTCTGTATTTACAATTACGTTACCTGCAGCTTAAGATTAGTAGAATAATAATTTAAAACTCGAATAACATGTTTGGCAATGCTTATGGCTCTACTAGCTTGGGTGATTTACAGAAATCTTACTATCAACAACTGGAAACGTTAAGTAAAATGCAACAACAGCAGCAAATGCAGAAGCTGTCTATACTTGATGAAATTAATAGAAGTGTAAGTTCTTTATCAAACGAGGAACAATCTGTATTAGCACAATCTCATGATTATCAACTAGCGAAACAAACTTACGAAGCCGGATTTATGGCATTTATAAGTAATAAGTTTGCTGGAGAATATGTAGCTACTCCTGATGGAAAAATAGCTGCTGATAATCTATTAACTGCAATAAATCGCTCAAAAGAAAAGATTTCTGAGGAATTAAAAGCAAAGCAAGAAAAAATAGATACTATGCTAAGTCTCCTTGAAAATGACCCAGAAATCAAGAAAAGATACAATGAATTAATGACAGGCAAAGAAATACAATAATGGTTAGTGATAAAGAAATATTAATGCAAGCTGCTGAAAAATATGCAAAAGGAATCGCGAGTAACTTTTTCGGATTATCCTCGCTACCAGTTCAAACGGCAGTCACATATGTTATAAGAAATTGGGTCGATAAACATAATGATATGATTGACCTTTTCGTTGACAAAAATGGAAACATTAATACTAAGATACTAGGTGATGCAGCGAAAGCTGTACTAAAAGAAAACGGTGGATTCACTTTGGGAAAAGTCAAATTTGGAGAAGCCGATGTAGATGAATTATTTGGAATGTTCGACGAAATCAAACGTAAGAACTCATAATATAAATACCATCGGCAATCCTTTGTCGGTGGTATTTTTGTTTAAATCAAATAATTATGAAACACATTTTAGTACAGAGAACATATAGAGGAAGCGCTTATACTATCGGTAAACTTTTCATTGATGGAAATTATATCTGCGATACGTTAGAAGATGTTGATAGAGGATTAAGTAGTAATATGTCGGAAGATGAAATTAAAAAAATAAAGATATACGGAGAAACTGCTATTCCAGCTGGAACTTACAAAGTTATAATGAACGTAGTAAGTGAAAAATTTAAAAACAGAGTATGGGCTAAACCTTACAAAGGAAAACTTCCGAGATTAGTTGATGTTCCTGGATACGAAGGAGTTTTAATCCATGTAGGAAATACAGCTAAAGACACATTAGGTTGCATACTGGTAGGAGAAAATAAAGTTAAAGGTCAAGTAATATCTTCTACTAATGCTTTTAATAAATTAATGAATATCTTAAAAGATGAGGAAGATATTGAATTAACAATAAAATAACATGGAAAAGTTATTTGGAAGAGCTTATGAATCAATAGGTTCTACTGGTTCAGACTTCATCATCAAAACCAAAGGTCAAGTAAAAATCCAATGGGGTAACAAATTTATTGATATAGTTAAAAATGGGAAAATAAACGTTGACGCTAGTGTAATTAAATCTGTTGAGACTAAATCCGATATAAATACTAGTAATGGAATTTATAAAGTTAATGAAGATAACTCTATCTATGTTGTAGTGGATGGAGAAATAATTAATTTAAGGGGAGAAGTGGATGGGACATATGTTGCTTTTGTGGGAAAACAAGATGCAACTCCCGAACAAAAATATAATGCTCTTACTAATATAGGTTTAATTTACGAATCTGAGGAAGAAGCGGTTTCAGCGGGACTTACGAGAGGTTTAGTTTATATAGAAAGTGCTCATAAATTATATACTGTCATTGATTCTACTTTAGTTGAATATTCTTTTGATTTATTAAACCCGTATCCTAAACAATTAGTAGTAGAGAAGAAAACACAAACTTCTGATGGAGCAATTGTTGTCAGAGGTTATGATAAGATTAATAGTTTTGCTGTACAGGATACATATTTATATCAAGATGGAGACTCTTCTGTCTTAGAAGGAAAAGAAATTACTTTAATAGCAGGAGATTCAAAAGTTATTGAAGCTACAAATTCGTCTTTAACGATGAACAAATCCTCTATGTTTAAAGAAGATGTTCTATCGAATATGGTTAAATCAATAGGTGGGAGCGATTCTTATGGGTTTAGGTTGTATATGTCTGGAGGAGAATCTACTTTAGAAGTAGATAATGTAATATGGAGAAATAAACCAATTGACGAATCTGGATATACATATCCAGTGAGATGGTTACAGAAAGAGTCTGTTATAAAAAATTTGGAAGAGATAGGAGCTCCTGAAGGTGATGATTCCGATAGTAAATGGAAAATAATCACACTACAACCTAATAGTTATGAAGTGGGGAATTTATTATGTACTTATGTAACTGTTTCATATGTAGATTCTGAAGAAAACGATATTACAGAAAATATACAATTGGCTCTTAACATAGAGGATATGGAAGATTCTGCACTTATTACCACTATTCGAGTAGTATCAGGTTCCACAGAAGCATCTGAAGTTTTTAAATTAAGTATTCCTAACTATTTATCAGGGAAGAGACTATTTTTTGTTGCAAGCGGAAATCCTATAACTAGAATAGTCAATAACAATATAGATTTATTAAATGTGAATAGTTTGGATGAAGAACAGAATATTAACAATATAAAAACTCGAATCGGAAGTATTCAAGACCTGAACTTTACAAAGGAAGGATTTAATATAGGAACTTTGGCTGAAGGAAATATTGGAATTTATTCTGATAACCTTGTAACTGTTGGAGCTAAACAAATAAATTCTAGTATATATGCTCCAATATTTAAGGCTTCTCCAAATGGAGAATTTCCAAAGTATGATTCAGGATTTAACATTCCGGTTGACGATGATTCTAAAACAGTAGTAACTTCAGAGTGGGTTAACGATAAAACTGACAAGCGATTAGAAGAATACGTTAGAAAAGACCAGTTAATTTCCCTAATTGAGAGTTATATTCAACCGGTTGACGGTACTCGAAGTAATCCAGTAACTTTAGTAGCTGGTACGATACGAAGAGCTACTAATTCTACTACTAATTGGTATTTTATTGGAGGAAAGAAAGCAAGGATTACCGATGTTCAAGTTACAGTTAAAGATGGACTAATGACAATTACATTAGTTCCCGCATCAGGAAGTACTATAAATGTCCTTGCTGTTTCAGCTGTAATTGGAGATACAGGAGAGTTCAATGGAGATTTTTCTATAACAAGCAGAGATGGTAGAGGTGCTGGAGCACATTGGTGTAATGCAATTCCAGACCCCAATACTTCAAGAGTAATTAGAGTGAGAGAATATCACCAGGCTAATGATAAAAATGACAGTTGGGAAACAGTTAACTGGAACTATTCTAATGGACCCATTTCGCTATCATTTGCAGCTTTCGGGTATATAGTAGGATAAAAATTTTAATTTAAATATACAACTTTAACTATTTTTTTAGATTCTTAAACATTTAGTTTTAGAGTTGGAAAAATATCGTTAAATTTGCAAATAACTTTTAAAAGGATATATATGGCAATGAACATTGAGGATTTAGACTTTAATGAAGACGACCCTATTATTCAAAATCCGAATAATGATGGTGAATCTCCACAACCAGATTTTGACTCTCTAAACAAAGAGAAGGAATGGATGGATGGAACTATAGACAAAGGAGGAACAGATACTCCTCCAGTAGAACCAGAACCTAAACAAAGTCCGGAAACAGAAGAAGATATTATTATTTCTTTGTTGAAAAGCAAAGGAATCGAAGACCCTTCAAAACTTAAATTTGAAAATGAAGAGGGTGAAATTGAAGAAGTTGATTGGGAATCTCTTTCCAATGAAGAGAAACTTAACATTTTAACTTCTGACGACTCGGATGTAGATTATGGACTTGACGAGGAGGAACAAAGTCTTCTTAATTATTTAAGAACAAATGGAATTTCTCCGTCGGACTATATTCAATATCGTGAACAATTAGCAGTAGAGAATTATAAGCAATCATTGGAAGGCAATCCACAATACGAGATTGATAATATTACCGATGATGAATTATATGCACTGGACTTACAATCTCGTGTTAAAGATATTACAGACGAAGAAATCAATGCTGCTCTCGAACAAGAAAAAGCTAATCCAGCTTTATTTGAAAAAAAGATGCAAGGTATCCGTCAAGAATATAAGGAAGCCGAAGACGATAGACGTCAACAAGAAGAGTTGTTACATCAACAGGAAAGACAAGAGCAGTTTGAAGAGTTCCAAGATGGAGTAATGCAGGCTTTAGAAAACCTGACAGAGATAGGAGGCGTAGAGCTTAATCTAGGACAAGAGGACTTAAGTGAAATTGCCGATTTCATACTGACATCAGATGCGGCAGGAGTTAGCTGGTTAGGTAAGGCATTAGATGACCCTGAAACACTAGTTAGAATGGCATGGTTTGCTATTAAGGGAGATGAAGCCTTTGAATCGCTCACTGATTATTACGCTAAAGAGATTGCACAGCAAAAACGTGAAGCATATACTGCTGGATACGAGGATGCTAAAAAGGGTGTACAACCCAAAAGGACAACTAAAGTTGTTACCAAACCTGCCCCTAAACAAGGCGATGATATCCCTCCAACCAATAATGGAGGAAAAACTATTGATGATATAGATTTTTAATAATTTAAACAAGTATGATAGTAGCAAATTTTGTATCAAACAGACCGACACAGTCGGAAACTAGAACTTATGAAGATTTTTATAAGTTTTTAGGAACTAGACCAACTAAGTTAGGTGTTGTATCAAGACTTTATCCAGAACTTACAGCCTCTTATTTAACAGAGTCTTTAAGAAATATTTTCTATCAGGACGTTAAGTCCGGAAATAGATATCAAAGTATTGATGCAATGTACTTTGAATGGGAAGTTGAAACCAACTACATCAAGAGAGTTGAGTTTGCAGATGTTCCCACTGAAACAGGTGAAAATGGTTCAGAAATCGTAATGGCTTTCAAAGAGAGATATTACGAAAAATATGACATCTTTAAGATTGATAAAACAATGCAACAATGTATTGTTGTTAGTCGTCCAGTTCGTAAAGCAGATAATTACTGGGAAGTAGTTGTAAGATTAATTGACAACGATTATTCAAGTGTACTTGACCTAAGCGGATGTCAAATTGGTGACACTACTCGTTTCCAATCTAACGCTATGCCTGAAATGCATGAAGAGGGATATGTTAAGTATCAATCCAACATCGAAAAGCATAGAAACTTTATCACAACTCACCGTGTTGACGATAGTTACTCTGCACTATATGCAGCTCATGAAAACGTATTTATTAGTATTGCAGAAGGTAAGGACACTGGAAATCTAAAAGAAACATTATATAAGATGGACAAGAAAGAAAAAGTTCTTCTTGACAACTTCTTATATGTAAGAAACAATGGTCTGTTATTCAACAAGTGTAATGTTGACGTTAACGGTAAGCCGACTATTGTTGACCCAGATACTCAACGTCCTATTTATATAGGTGATGGTATCATTCCTCAAGTAGAAAGATTTGCGTCTAAGTATGCATTTGCTAAACTTTCTATTGATGTATTCCAGACAGTTATGGCTACAATGAACGAAAAAGCCGCACAACCTACTGGAAATAAATATATGTTTATCTGCAATGAAAGAATGTGGTTCTTAATCCAAAGCGTTCTTGGAGATTTCTTAGCTAAATACAAAACTACAGGTACTTATCTGTGGTCTCAGGCAGCTAATGATTATATTAAAGTTGGAGCTACATTCAATTCTTATGAATTTGCAGGTAACGAAATTACCTTTAAGGTAGATAGAACATTCTCTCGTGAATATGGTATGGATAAAGCATATTGCTTATGTCTTGATTTGACTGCAGATAAAACTTCTGCTCAACCTCCTATTCAAATGTTCACATTAAAAGGTGGAGACTTTATCACTAACAAATATCCTGGTGTTGGTGGACTTGATGGTTTAAGCTCTGGAGTTGTTTCAAGCCCAGTTGCTGCTTCTAAGTTAATCAACTGGGGTTATTCAGGTGTTGGAGTATTCAACCCTTATAGAAGCTTTATTTTAAGAGAAATCTAAGATGCTAAATAAAAAATTAAGATATGGTAGGGGAGTTGAAAAATAGACTCCCTTACATATTTTTTATATTGTAACCAAATAAATGATTTAATATGAGTAATGTTGTAACCCCTGCTGATGATATCATCATTCTTAGAAGTGTATATGGTAAAGTTGGAATGAAATATTATATTCAGCCATGTAAAGACCCTAAAACAGGACTATATCCAGATTGTGTAAAACCTGTAAATAGCTTGGGAGATATTGTTTTGTCTGAAAAGGAAAGACAAAGTGGACAGGTATTTATTAAAGAAACTGAAACCTTTATTGTAGAAGACGGAACTACTTTAGATATTGGTAGAAATCCTCTTCATGCAGCCGAATGGGAAGCTATAAAGAATTGTGTTCTTATTGCCCCAGAGAGATATGCTAAAGACCCAAAAACCGGTGATTATTTAATTGATGGTACTGTTGGATGGAAATCTCAAAGACCAAGATATGGTGTTGCAGAACTTTATGTTGACAGACCTGGTTATGAAGCTCAAAAAAGAGTCTCTAAAAAGAAAAAAATTCACAATGCTGGTACGTTTATTTTAGATGATTCAGATGAGGGAAGAATGAAGATGGCAAGATTACTTGGCAAGCATATGAAAAATATAGCAAGCGCTGATGTAACAGACTATCTACTGCTTATTGCAGAAAAAGACCCCGATAAAATCATTAACTTATACACTGGAGATGATATTAATCTTAGAATCCTGTTTATGGACGCTAGAGATTCTCACATTATATATGTAAAGAATAAGTTATATCTATATGGTGATAGCGTGATTTTGGGTGCAACAGACGACGCTGTTATTTCGTGGATGAAAGACCCTCGTAACAGAAAAACTCTTGAATTAATCAAAAAGGATACATACCCTGATTATTATGAGGATGAGGACGAAAATCCTAAACCCTCTACAGAACCGGATAATAAGCCAGGAAAAAATAAATAAAATAAATGACTTTAAGACAGGTTTATGAGAGAGTTCTTATAGAACTAAACAAGGAACATGCCCCCGCTCTTCTTATAGATGATTTTAATCATTTTATAATGAGAGCTATATATCAATATGTAAATAAAAGATATAACCTTTATAATACTACTCAACAAACTTCTGACGATTTGAGAGTATTAAGTACAACGGCAATTCTTCCGGCTAAACTGTCTAATAAGTACGATTTTACTAATGCGGGAGATATTGCTGATAATCCAATTTACGAAGTGATGCTTCCGACAGATTATTTCCATATATTAGGATGTATTTGTAAATTCAAATCAAAGAAAAATGTAGGGTGTTTAAATGAGGGAAAATTTATCAATAAAGTCGCAACTAGAATGACTGAAGATTTGAATGAAGTTATAAATAATTATTACTTTAAACCTTCATTTAAAAGACCTTATTATTATATTCATAATGTAAATATTAATGTAGATAATCCAACAAATCCCTATAGCGAAAATAATATTTCAGGTACGGACATTAAAGAAATTAGTGATTCTGGATTGGTTATTAGTGAACGACCTAGAAGTATAAAGATTGGAAATAAATCAACATCTTTAGTAAAAAGACAAGGAGAAATACGTTACGGAAACGTATCTCCAATTAGAATGGAAATTCGATACGGAAGCGATAATTCTAAATTCGAGTTAGTGAATGTGTACGTAGAGTATCTAAAAGTTCCTCAGCAAGTTATACTTACTAAAGAACAATTAGACCTAACTGAGGATACTTCACAAGTAATGGAATTTCCAGATTACGTTTGTTTAGAGATAATTAATGAGCTGACCCACATAATCATGGAGAACTCTAGTGACCCGCGATTAAGTACCCATATTCCAATATCAGTTTCTATTGCTGACCCAGCTCAGGCAGTAGGTAAAAAATAAAACAATTAACGTATGTTTCAGTTTACGACAACTACACTAATCAACGACAATTTAGATTACACTACTAAACTACCTAGATGGTCTGTTCAACAAGAAGAAGACGATAAGGTAGCAAGTTTCAATATCAAAAGAGTCGGAAACTTTAAAAAACCTTATGTTGCTGCAGTTTATAAAAGAAAATATTCTGCTCCTGTATTAGCTAAAGCTACATTAGATTTCACAAAAATTACTTCAGATTCCGGAGTATTTAATATTTTCATGTATATTAGACTTTCTGGAAACCAAAATTCATTATATTCTAATGATATGGTATTCAAAGGAAAGCCTTTTAATATTCAGTTTGAAAAGAAAACCGGAGAAACTGCATCTCAATTAGCAACCAAAGTTGTTAGTATTGTCAACAAGTACTTAAATATGTACAACTATAAGTACTTCAATGTTAAGGCTGTAGGAAACAAACTAGAAATTGAAGCAGTTGACGAATATCAAAGATTTACTGAACTTGATGTTCAAGAATATGATGAGAATGCTGGTCCAGTGGTTTACGCTGACAGAGCAGGTGGTTTTGTTACTATTTTCTCCGCAAAAGAAGCTACAGACCCCGAATATGATGGAGCTAATACTCTTGTTCAAGGTAAAGAAGGATTTGGTACATATCAACATATTATCAAAGACCTTAGAATACCTACTTTGGATGTACGTAGATGGGAAGCTCCTCTTCAAGACGAAGTTCCTGTTATTAACGGTAAGTACAATCAATACATTATCTATTACAAAAAAGATAGAGGTCTCATGGGTGGGGCTGCTGTTGGACAACAAGTAATTTCTCAAACAACTCATGTATTCTATGTAAATCAAACTATCGCTACTGAATTTGAAACTGGATTGACAGCTATCGGATTCACTGGTGAAGAAGGCGGACCTACTGGAAACAGCACTTCTTTTGAAGAAACTCAAAAGATTGCTCAAGAAGCTTTGGCTAAAGCTAAATCTGTTGAAGCTAAATTAGCGAAAAAAGCAGATACTACTGCTCTCGACGAGAAAGCAGATGCAGACAATGTATATACAAAAACAGAAGTATATACAAAGACTGAGGCTAATGCTAAGTTTGAACCAAAGGCTTAAGAACAAATTTAAATTATAGGAGAAGGCGAGGGCGTTATGAGCCTTCGCCTTTTTTGTTATACAACTATGGGATATTACGGAAAATTAGCATCTGCAATATATAATGACGTTGTCTCTGGGTTGAGAGGAATTCACTCAGGTCCAACAATGTCATTAGAACAACTAGAAGATGATATAGTAGACGAAAGATTGCAAATCATAAAAGAATATTCATTAAAGGGAATTCTTCCTAAAAACGATTTATATCTTTCTATAAATTGCATTGAAGTCGATTGTAAAGATTTAGATAGATGTAGGTGCGGGAAGGGTGGATGTGAAACTCCAATCGCACATTTCGAAATTCCACAGCTATTAAATGATTATGGAGAACTTGCAGTAGATTATATAGGTTCCACAGATAGACAAGTTCCATTTATATATTATACTTCTTCTCAAGCTTGGCAGTATCATCAATATAGGAAAAGAGGAAAATTTCTTCCATATGTGTATATTGATATTACTCCAAATGAAAATAATATGTACGATTGTTTTATCTTTAACGCTCCACTTATAAAGCAAGTAAGTGTCGTGGCTATATTTAAAGACCCTAGACAATTAGAGGAATATGGGTGTTGTTCTCCGATTGATGTAGAAAATATGTCATTTATAAATAATGAAATCAAGAAGAGACTTACAGAGAAGAAACTAAGATACTATAGACAATTTGCTGCACCGATTACTCCTAATGACCAAACTCCTAAATAATGGCACAATATAATTTTCATCAAGCAATGTTTCAAGCTAATTTATTGTATGGGCTCGAAATGCTTCCTCAAGACTTTGAAGAGTACGGATTGATTGCTTGGAACATGATAGGTAACAAAAATGTTAGATTATTTAGATTTTGTACAAGAATACAATGTCCGGACTTCACGGTAGAATTACCTTGCAATGCTGACATTGTAGAAGCAGTAACATATACTGCAGAAGATTGGAATTACGTAACAAATAAGACTCCTAATGGAGATTATAATTCCCAATTTATCGAGAATTATATAGAGGGGAGGAAATTGTTTGAGAATCCTCTATATATGTCAGGTAAGTATGCGAAGTATGAAAGAGTTGGAGATACTCTATATTTTGATAAAAATTACGGGGAGGTTCAAATACTTTACAAAGGAGTTATTTTAGACGAAGATGGACTTCCCATGATAAATGATAAAGAAAGTATTGCTATTGCTACATTCGTAGCATATAGAAAAAAATATAAAGAGGGATTAATGACAAATAATCCCAACATTGTACAAATGGCACAGTTACTTCAACAGGATTGGATGAAATACTGTGATGCAGCAAGAGTTCCTGAATATATTAATCAAAATGATATGAACGAAATCTTAGATGCAAAAACTTCATGGAATAGAAAAATATTTAACAAATCTTATAAACCAATACGATAGAATATGAATTACGCTGTAGGTCATTCATTCAATATGGATGAGATGTTTATGAATTTTCCCTATAAAAAATTACAACTCACATGTGAAGATTGCAAACGAATAAATAAAAAAAGGGATAGAGACGTTTTAGTAAAAAAAATTTTTAGAGACTGCGTCAAAGTTATTTTAAATGATATAATAGACAATAATGTAACTTTTATACTTCCGACTAATAGAGGCAAAGCAGATATTCATGTTAGAAGAACTCATGGTGAAAATTTTAAAAAAGCTAGAAAAAGAGGAAAGTGGAAGAATGTTGATTTTCTTTCTTCCAACTTTTCTGGCAACGAATTAGTTCTTAACATGAAGCATAAAGTTTTCACTAAAGAAAAAGTAATTTATGTAGATAATAAATTGAAATCTAAAATTACTAAAAATACCAATAGTGGTATGCAATATTGTTAATTATGCAAATAAAGAGAATATCAGACTACTATGAAGCCCTTTATGAACTTTATCCAGAAGTTCCTAAAAAGGATATAGAAAGGATTTTGAATTATGGATGGAAATCATTATATTTGCATAATGTTTATGGGGGAGATACTCTGATACTTGACAAAGATATATGGTGCTATATCGGCAGACTTACAAAGGATTCCGTAAAGCATTTTCATTATTACATAAAAAAATTAACTGTCAAACTCAGAGTTTTATACAAAAGAAAGAAAATTCCATACACTGGATATTACTATTTTGCTCTATCAGATTCTCAATACGATTTTTTTCTATCCCAACACAACAAAAGAGGTAGAAAACGCAAAACATTTCAATACGGAAACCAAGTTTTATATAAAATACTTGATGAATGTAGGATAAATGAATACAGCAGAAAATATATATTTAAAGTTCCTATTATAACGGACGTAGGTTTTAGATTATATAAGAAAAATTTTATATCTGGAGAAGCAGAATTAGTGGAAATTAGAGAACCCATGAAATTTAAAGATATTTTAATCAATAATAATGAAAATTATGAGTATTTGAAATCATGAGTAAACAAGAAACAGTTAATACATTCACAGATGGTTTAGTCATGGACCTCAACCCAATCACTACTCCTAATAGTGTATTAACAAATGCTTTAAATGCGACTCTTATCACATACAACGGCAATGAGTTTGTACTTCAAAATGATATGGGTAATGGAAGAGTCGAAACTGCCTATCTTCCTGCAGGATATGTACCTGTAGGTATAAAGGAGTATGGAGGAATTATTTATGTAGCATCCTATAATCCCTTAACAAATAAAGGTCAGATTGGTTCCTTCCCTTCTCCAGAAAGAAATATTAGTAGTGACGAAATTAGTAAAGCTTTAGACCCTATTATATCTCCAGATAAATTTGAAATATCTGGCAATTCACAATTTATATATAAGTTTAAACTTTTTGGAGACGACACTAATACTATAATAAGACCTGGAGACAAGTTTTCTATAATTTTAGAATCAGACCAGACTATAGAAACGTTAAGGAAGTTTGTTAGCAACTGTTTGAATGTAGAAACTGTAAATGAAGAAACAGGTAGAAAGAGAAAAAAAATAAGCAGTCCCAAAAACAAATTATTATCTATAACTGTCGCTGTATTTGATTCTAATAATAATTTAAAGGATATTACATCTCAATTAAAAAGATTTAATCCAGATAATACAGAAATTGAATTCGATTTAGAAACAGCTCCAGAAGTAAAACTTAACGATGGGTTTTTTATGCAATCTTTTCCATCATCTTCTATAACGGATGATTTGGTAGATAATTATCGAGAAAAGAATGCTGTAAATATATATAATAATAAAATTTCTGGAGAATTGTATATAATAACTCAGCTTAATACTATTAATTCCATAGATGTCTCTGTTAGGGGCTATAGAAATGAAGGAGATTTAATGGTAGCCGAAGGTGTAACTTTTGGAAAGGGGACTCTCCTTATATTTGATAATACGATTAAATACAATTGTCCTGATGGATACTATGCTGAAAACCCATCTAAATCTGATTTTTACAATACTTACGTATCTTATTATGGTAGAGAGGAAGACTTTGAACCTAAACAAACTATTGCTGGTATAGAATATGTAATTAAAAATCCAGACTCTAATGAAACTATTTATAAGTTACCATTTATGGTCGAACCCTCTGAAGAAGGTTCTATACCTGTTTTGGATTTAGCCACGATGTTATATTCTAAAAAACAAATGGCATCGTACTTTATAAATGATAAACTAACTGGAATTGTAAAATATAAAGCCACCCCTTGTATGACATATGGTTCTATAGTAGGACTTTCAGTAGAAAGTACAGTGGAGTTAGACTTATTGGGAACAGGTGTTGTCAGTATAAATGCATGGAGATATTTTTATGGTAGTACATCAATAACCTTTACATGGGGATTAAAAGCTTATCCTAAAGAGGGAACGTCTATAGCCGAGGTTTCATTCGATTTTTTTAATGCTTTTACAGCAGAAAATGAATATACTTATATTTCTCCTAAAAAAAGAAGTTATAATGGAATTTTTACCGATAATATTACTTTAGGAAGTATTAAAGAAAACTCATTGTATTTGGTAAGAATACGATATAAACTATCTGATTCTGATGAGTATATGACTTTGGGATATCGATGGATGTTTACCACTCCAATTTATAATAATTATTATTTTGGTTCAGTTAGAGATTTCAAGGATTTACAAGTGTCCAATGAGGTTCAACTTACATTGTCAGTTAAAGCAGGAACTGTTTCTAGAGTAGTCGTAGGTTCAATTACCGACCCTAATGCGAAATATAGTTTGTCTACTTTTTCGGAAAAGGAAAAACTTGATGTGAGAAAGGAAACAGAAGTTAATATGAATACTCCTCTTAGTAGTAGCTTAACTATTGACAATAGCCAATATTATCCATTTTCCTTATCTAGTACTTATTCGACTGCCTACTCCGTGGAGACATCTCAATTAATAGTGCCGGATTTGTTAACTATCGGTCCTAAAAATGTAGAAAATGTTCCAAATTATATTAATGATACATTTATAGTTGGACAAACAGTTGATAATTCTTCATCAGATATTAGTACAGGGACATATAATTCCAATAAACTGTATTCTTACGTAAAAGACTCTTCATTACAGAGCCATGCTGTAGTTATATCCAGAATATTTGCTGATTTATCAGGAACATCTATAACAGTAACATATAATAATGTATATACTCCATTCTTGGATAAAAATAATTCTAGTACATTCTCTAAAGTTTTTGGCTATGGAGGCTTAGGAACCTTGTATGCTACAAAAGAAGTGGCATTTGTATCAAGAGATAAAGGCTCGAAAAATCATCCAATAGTTGGAATGATGAGCAGGTCTTCTAAAAATTCTTCGGACCAAGAATATAAAATGATAGAATGGAAAGATTATGGTGAGGCTAATTGCTATCTTTCCAAACATATGGAAGAAATTATTGGGTTTATTAAACAGTCCTTTGGTACCGGAACAGCTCCTACTTGTGTTGTAATGGGTAATCCTGGGGCCAGAACTAATAATAATCATGCATATGATGGGGATTCTGATTGCGGACTTTTAAATTTAGTAGGTGATTTAAGAGTTAACACTAATCAAATTCTATGGTGGTGGAATGGTAGCACTTATGTAATGGTTGACCAATTCATTTATACTCAGTCACAAAGCGGAGGAACGTATTTTCCTAGTACAGAAATGCCTGAAATAGTATATAATGTATTTAAAGATATTTTTATTCAGACTGGTGAATCTTATTCGGATATATACTATGCTATGGATAAAAATTCTTACGTTTATAATAGCAAGTTAAATGGCAAAATTAGTACAGTAGTAAAATGTACGGCTAATTTTAAAGAAAATACTCCAATGTTTATAGTAAACGGTCAGGACTATCATACTTTAATTGCATCTTCAGTGAAAAGTATAGTGGAAGACCCAAGTGAGGCAGAAGAACTCATAGATGAAGTTACGTTTACATCAGATAGAATTATTGAAGGTACAACTTCCGTTGTAGCTGATGTAGAGATACCTGACATGGCATCTGAATATACTTCTATGTATAACTTAGCTAGTGGTGAAGCATCTACTAATTTAGCTGCAATTAATAATAATCAAGCTATATTTGAAGATTATTTAGGAAATAAATTAATCTCAAACAAAATATATTGTTTAGAATCTGGAACATTAAAGCCTGCTGAAACATCCTCTAAATCTGGTGTGATAAAAAATCTTAAATTGTCTGATGGAACTTTAATAGTTAAAGCTGCTTCGGGAACTACTAAGTCTTTTTATACAGATAGAAGCGGAGATACATTCTGGAGATTTGAAGGAATTCCAGTAGTCAATATAGAGTTAAAGAGGTTTGCATCCAGCGGAAGTAATGTTAAATGGGGTAATACACAAGCATAATGAAAACACTAGAACAAGGAATTTTTGAAGTAGAACCTCTTAATTTCGAACCAATATCTATTTCATATTATTTAAGCCAAATTAAGCCTGAAGGAAAAATAGTATATGAATATAATCCTCTTAGAAATTATAGACTTTCCGAAGATGAGGGCGAAATGGAAGCGGGGAGTATAGTAGATTTAGATACTCCATTGTTAAAATTTGATTTAAATCATCCTTTAGAGATAGAAGCTCAGGCATCTTATGACGGCTCTGTAAACCTTATATTTAATGATAATCTTAATATTCCAAGATTGATAAATACTAGATTTTCGGCATTGCAAAATAATACTTATGAAATAGTAGATAGAATAGGTAATAATGACACCAATTTATATGATAGTGGTCAGTTCGATTTAGATACCTCCTTATATAAAAGAGTGAATTCCATACCTAAAATTAGTTTTGAAGGAGTGTTACACTCAGGAAACTTAAAAGTAGGTAATTATGTAATTTATGTAAAATATGCTGATGCAGATGATAATGAGACTGATTTTGTTGGAGAGTCAGGAATTATATCATGTTTTATAGGAAATGACATGGACCCATTTTCTATAAATGGAGGCATTAGAGACGAAATTAGCAATAAATCAATAAACTTAATAGTAAGTAACATTGATGATAGTTACGATTACGTAAAAGTATATTATACCAGAGCAACATCAGACATAGACGGGAATAGGACTATTACTGCTCATAAAATACTCAAAAGATATCCAGTTAGGAATAAGACATGTAATCTAATAATTACAGGAAATGAAGAAGCTCATGATATTCCTATATCTGATATTAACATGCAATTTTTTATGGTAGATAAAGCCAAGGCACAAACTGCATGTCAAAATAGATTATTTATGGGAAACCTTAACAAACCAGATTTGATGTATAGAGACCTTTCAGACATTAGTTTGAGAATGCTTCCTTATTTAGAGCCTACTAATGCTTCTGATTTAATAGGAGATGTAAACTATAACTATTATGATGACACTGCTGGAGCTACTCCATTCGAATATTATAATACAAAAAACATATATTATCATGTAGGATATTGGAATGAAGAAATTTATAGGTTGGGCGTAGTCTATATTATGAAAGATGGGTCTCTTTCTCCAGTATATAATATTAGAGGAAAAGATGGAATACCGCTATTGAATGATTTAATTTCAGAGAATGTAGGATATCTATGGGATAACAAATTATTTGATGACGTAGGAGACCGAAGATACATAGAAGTGGACGAAACCACTCATGAACTTAATAATTCCCGTAACTTGGAAAATGCTAAGGGAGTTATTAGGCTAAACTATACTGCAACCTCTAGTTCTAGAAATGTGTATGGTTTGGGAGTGTTCATTTCTCAAGAGGTACTTGAATATTTAAAAACATTAGTGTCCGGGTTTTTTATAGTTAGGCAGAAAAGAATTCCCACAATATTAGCACAAGCGTATGTGCTACCAAGAGATAGAGAATCCGAACTTCCTATAATAAACTACGGAGGTAACTATATCGTAGAAAGATTTATAGATGATAATAGAATATTAAATCAGGATTATCATTCTCGAATATATACAGTAAAAGATTCCGAATCTGTAAATTTAACTTCTAGAGCTGCCATATGTCCAGAATATTCTAATAGACAACAATTTTTCAATCAATTATTTACAGGGACTAACTATAGAATAAGGAATTCAGAAATGATTCCAACAATAACTAGTCTAGAACGTAATATTTATAACGATAGACAATATTATGTATCTTCTTATACACATAGAAATGAAGATTCTTACAAAGAAGTTAGGATAGTAAGTATTGGAGATAATGTTCCTGTAATAACTATTGGAGATGACTCTTTTAGAGGCAGAGCCGGAGAGGCTGAAGAAGCTTGGAGATTCAGATATGCAGAAAATGAAAATAAAAAAAATGATGCAACTAACTTAATCAGAGGAAGTTACTCCCCTTATTTAGGTTTGATTGGAAATATAAATATCGGAACTATAATTAATATATACATACCTGGATACTCTAGTTCTTTGATGTCTTCCTATTTCTCTGACAGGTATGAGGATGACTCTCCTTATTATGCTGTTAGCGAAAGATTAAGCATCAAAGATATGATATACCAAAATAGAGCAGTACCTAGTATAAATAAATACGGTTATCAATTCTCATTTTTTAGAGGAGACTGTTATATTTGTACATACACACATAGACTTAATAGAAATTTTCAAGACCCTGATGCACCCATAAATGATACTGTCGTAGATGAAAGTACTTGGAAATCCTCCTACGATATCGAAAATAAAGAAAATTTATCTAAGATTAATAGAGGGGATGTAAATGCTATTATGATTGGTAGCTGGATTACTTTTAAAATTTGCTCTAATTATAACTTATCTGTTAGGTCATTAGACCCGTCTTGGCCCGAAGAAGAAGGTCTAACTGGGATAAAGAGAGGATTTTATCCTCTTCAGGATTTAAACGTTGATGGTAATTTTAAAATACCAGAATCGGCTATACTTAATACAGGTTTAAGCTCCACTACTGGGGAAAAACAAGCATTTACCTTACCCGATGTGCCTTATATTAAAAATAGATTTGATACAAGAATCATCTACTCTGATATATCCGTAGGGGATGCATTCAAAAATGGATTTAGAGTATTCCAATTAACTCACTACAGAGATTATCCTAGAATCTATGGTGGCATTATGAAGATGGTTGAATTGTTTGGTAATATACTTTGTATCTTTGAGCATGGAGTAGCTCTAATTCCAGTTAATGAGAGAGCCGTTGCTGGAGAAGGTTCGGGTGGAAATGTTTATATAAACACTTCTAATGTGCTTCCAGAGAACCCAAAGATGCTGTCAGATACATATGGTACTCAGTGGCCCGAAAGTGTCATCAAGACCCCGTATTACGTCTATGGAGTGGATACAGTAGGGAAGAAGATTTGGAGAACTAATGGAACTCAATTTGAAATCATTTCTGATTTTAGAATACAACAATTCCTAAATAGGAATATTTCCTTATCAGAAAGAGAATTGACGCCTATTATTGGAATTAGAAATGTAAAAAGTCACTATAATGCATTTAAACAAGACATTATGTTTACTTTTTATGATAATCTTCACGGCTTTGAAGAAAAGGTCTGGAATATTTGTTACAATGAGGTTTTACAAAAATGGGTAACTTTCTTTTCGTGGGTTCCCTCCTATTCTGAAAATATTGATAATATATACTTTAGTTTTGATAGAAATACTTCTAAATGGATTAGTAAATTAGGCACAACTTCTAGTGTGTCAACTTCTGCAGACGGAATTGTATTGAAAAGCGTGGTTCTCGAAGAATGGGAAGATTATGGTGAATATAAAGCGACCACATTAGATATAGTGAATAGAGCACTTCCTAATAATGATAAAACCGGAGTCATTATTAATAAGGAGTTTACCCTAGTGAGGGATAATTTCAACCATTATAGAAATTTCGACATGATTAATACTAAAGGTCCCGATGGAATAGTAATTGAAAGTAAGCTTGTTTATAAAGGTGAATTTGATTCTGGAAAAGCTATTATAGACAATTGGAAATATCCAGTGTTACAACTAAACATTCAATGTAATATAACAGCTAAATATAAATCTGGAACTATTCCAACAGATATACAAGAATATTTAAGTGGGTGGACAGAATATATTACTTATAATTTGGGATTATATCAATCAAGTATAGCGGTTACATCTAGAACCATAGTTGAAAACGGAGTTAATGATGGGCTAAATTTAACCACAGATTTCTGGAAACATGGTCAATCTGGAATCATAGACATAAAAGATAAAATTAAACCTACCTATTGGTATGGTAAACAGCATCCATTTGAATTTGAGTTTGTAGTTGTAGATAATCCATCAGTTCATAAGATATTTAATAATTTACAACTTATATCTAACAAGGTAGCTCCAGAGTCATTTCATTATGAAATTGTAGGCGAAGCTTACGATTTTCATGATGATAAATTAAATATGTATTATAGACAAGAGGCAACCAAAGAATTGTATCAAAACCTTGGTTCTGACATATTATATGACTCTAACTATACAGATATACAAGGACAATTATCTCATCCTAAGATAGGGAATACCGATGTTTATGCAAAATCTACACTACTTCCTTCTTATTACACTAGGGTAGATACTTTTAATGAAGTAGAGGATTTTTATCATAAGAAAGATGCTATTGAAGGGGCTACATATACTGGACTTTCTGGAACAGAAGTGGTAAGGGAAGAACTGTTAAACGAATACAAATTATGGACCCATTCGGAAGCTCTAGATATTAAAGAAGTAGGAAGAATGAGAGGTAATATGAATTATCAAGAAGATAAATGGGATGTTCAAATTGCTCCTATCATTTTTATTCAAAAGAACGAAGATGCTTGGCCTACTTCAGATGAGAGTTCTCCTGGGCTTCCTCCTTTAGTTTTAAATCATTTTCCAGAAGATATTACTAAAGATGAAGTAACTGAAAAGGATTTACCTAAGGATTATAAGAATTATGAAGTTCCAATGTATGATGCTGTCGATGTTTCATTGCTTGAAGGTTCTGAAATGGAAGGTACTCAAGACGAAATAGACTGGAATAAACAAACATCTAAATGGACTAATCGTAAGGAAGTTAGACCTAGAGATAAGTACATAAAGATAAGAGTTAGATATTCCGGTAAAGATTTAGCTATTATTACAGCACTAAAAACATTATATACTATAAGTTATGCTTAAGAAACAAAGAAGAGTTAAAAAGTGGCAGAATGGAGGGTTTAATACTCTCTTCTCTGCGGCTGGATTAACACAAAACGGAACCTCCACTATAATGCCTCAACCTCCAGCAATAGGAACACTAAAGCCGTCCGGAGGGAAGTCTGTTACCAAGGGTATATTCAGTAAAGCTAATATAGGAAACACAATGAATATTGCTGGGCAGGCTGCCGATATATTAAGTAGTTTTATTCCTAAAAAAGAACAATCAGGATTAACTACAGGGCTAAATGCTGGATATGATGCTGTAGCAAACGGAGTTGGAATGATTCCCGGAGTTGGTACTGTTATTGGTGGAGCGATGAAAGTTGGAGGATTGTTGTCTGATGGACTAACTGCATTAGGAGTTGGTACTGACCAAATGACTACTGCTGATAAAATATTAGATAGTAAATTTTTAAAATTAACTCCTGTAGGATTAATAAATTCCATCGGAGCTAAAAAAGCTGATACTATATACAAAGACAATGAGACATGGGAACAGCAAGGTTCTGCCTATGGAGGTTCTTTGGATAAGGTAGATAATGCACTTACAAAGTCTGGAAAAAAGTATGGCCTTTTCAGCAATAAAGGTAGAAAAAAAGCGAATGCTCAAATTGCAGAGGCTAAACGTCAACAAAATTTAGTGGCAGGCATTAATGAAGAAGCCCAAGATGCTTTTCAATCTCAAGCTGGTTCAATAGATATGTTAAATAGAAGAAATGCTTTAGCAATGGCTGGAGGATACCAATCTAGAGGAATGAGAGTGGGAAAAGTTGGAGTAAAATTGCCTACGTTAGAAGAAATTCAAAAGGCTAGATTAACAGTATCTAAATTTCAAAAAGGAGGAAAGATGAATGTAATTCCAGACGGAGCTTTACATGCTCATAAAAATCATATGGATGTAGACGGAATTACTTCTAAGGGTATACCAGTTGTTACAGAAGAAGATGGAGGAGTTATTCAACATGCGGAAATAGAGAGAAATGAAATCATTTTTAATAAAGAGGTAACTGAAAAGTTAGAAGCTTTAGCTAAAAAGGGAACTGATGAAGCTGCTATTGAAGCAGGAAAAATTCTTTCGAGAGAAATAATGGAAAATACTCAGGATAATACTGGATTAATGAGAGAGGTTACTATATGAAAATAGAAATTGGAGACAAAGTTTATAATGTAGAAATTGCCAGAACAGAGGAGGAAAAGATGAAGGGACTTCAAGGTAAGACATCTTTAGCTTCAGACGAAGGAATGTTATTTATATACGAAGAACCCGATACTGTTGCTTTTTGGATGAAAGACACTGATATACCCCTTGATATAGTTTTTATAGATGAAAATGAAGAAGTTATTTCTGTTAAGCAAGGTATACCTAACGACGAAACATTACTTGAGGAAAACGATGTAATGTATGTGTTGGAAGTCAATCAAAATTCTGGAATTCAACCTGGGGATGAATTGGATGAAATTGACGATGATGATTTAAATATACCTACAATGAAAGTACTTGCTCCTGATGGTTCTACTCAAATGGAATTAGAGGGTGGAGAACGTATTTTTAGTAGAAAAAATACAAGAACTTTGATTAAGATGGCTAAACGAGCATATTCTTCCGGAGCCGATAAAGATTATAAGGCTTTAGGAAAAAAAGTCTTTAAATATCTTCATACACAAGATACAAATACTCCTGAATATGTAGATGCGCCTAAGAGCAAAGAAGATTGATATACTCTACTAAGAACAAATGCAGATTATCAAATAAATATTTGTTTACTTTGATATGTCTGTAAATATTATTAACTTTGTCGAGTATTTAAACGTTTAATATAAAAACACTGAAATTATGGAAGTAAAACCAAAAGTTAAAAAATTTCAAGAGGGAGGTCCAGCTCCTGCACCTGCTGACCAACCGATGCCTGCTGAACCTCAAGAAGGGGCTCCTGTAGAAGGTGGAGCAGACCAAATGTTAATGCAATTAGCTCAAATGGCTGCAGAGGCTCTCCAAAGTGGAGATTGCAATACTGCTTTATCAGTTTGTGAAGCTTTTATGCAATTAATTCAACAATTTACGCAAGGACAAGCTGGTCCAGAAGCTCCTCAAGGTGAACCCGTCTATAGAAAAGGTGGGAAATTAGTAGGTAGAATTAGAAAGTGAAAGTTTAAAAGGAGTGTACAGATTTAATGTATGCTCCTTTTTTGTTATAACCTAAATAATATATGGCACAAGCGATAAGAAAATTCCAAGGAGGTGGCGGTGTCAATCAAGGTAATAATATTGTTGAGAAAGAAACTCCTGAGGTTAGACTTTTCAAAGTAGACAATAGAGACATAGCAACTGACGATTTAATTCGTAATGCTAGTTCCAATTTAGAATCTTATTTGGAAAGTACTGGATGGAGCAGAAAAAAGAAGGATGCTTTTAGGGAGTCTTATGGAAATTATATAAAAGCAATTGATGCTGGAAATATTTCTTCTAGAGACCTTACAAGAAATTGGGTAGATTCTTCTGGAGTTCTTTCTAATACTACTGGTCGAGGGTTTGATGCTAATGGAGCTGTAGCTCATTACTTAGACCAAATAGTAGATGTTATTCCTGATTATATAAAACCTACCACAAATACTGAAAAGCCTAATCCTAAATTAGATTTCGGAACAGGCTTTAGAAAAAGATTATCTGATAAAATTTTTGGAGGAAATTCCTATAACAAGGCTGTCTGGTATGGAAAAGACCCTGTCGATGAAACTACTGGAAAGAGAGGAATTGCAAATAGATGGAAAGATTATGTATCCGTGTTTAATGAATACGCAGACAGTTTACTGAACGACCAAACTGTAAACCTGGAAGGTACTGCATTCCAAAATAGAGATGATTTAATAGCTAGAATCAATGCAGCCAAAGCGGAGTTAAATAATACTGATTATAACAATGCTGATTGGGAAAAGTTAGCAGCGTTAGGAGTTAATATGGACGACTATAAGGATTGGTTTGGAGAAGTTGATACAGATGTTTCTCAAACTCCTTCAGATAACTTAGAAGGAAAGCAAAACACTGACTCTGCAAAATATAATAAGAAAATCACCGACTCTGGATTGCTTGCCAGAATGGACGATAAAGGAAATACATTTTATTTAACTCCTGAAGGTAATAGAATTCCTAATGGGATTATTTCTAAGGTATTTAATCCACTATTAGACCAATTTGAAGGCTGGTATTCCGTAGATGGACAATTATATGACCCTAGTGAATATTCAAAATGGGGCAAGGATATAAAGGATTCTTATGATAGACTTTTAAATCAAGAAGATTTAAATACTATTTGGACTGACCCTTTATATGATTCTCTTAGAAGTTCTCATGGGTTTACACATATGTTGGATGCAAGTTCTTTCTTTGAGGGATTAAAGCCCGGCGAATTAATTAGAGCTTATACTAAACCTAAAGCAGGTGATGCTTCTAGTTATAAGACTCAATTTTATCAAAACATAAACGGAAAACTAGTTCCAGTTGTAGTTGATTATGATAAAAACAATGACCAATATTTTATCAATAACAATGGAACTACAAGAATGATTGGAAAAGCTAGAGCTGCCGGAAGTCCGATTGCCGAAGGAAGCAATGAAAAAGTAGGATGGGGCAGAATAAGTCAATATTCTTTATCCAATAATCCTTATTCACAAGAAAATATCACTGGGCTTTTAAAAAGAATTTCTTCTTATCCTGAACTTCTTAAAAACAGCAAAGTAAGAGTTTGGTTAGAAGACTTATATAAAGCCAAAGACCAAGGTTTGCTTGACAGTTATACCATAGACGGAAAGCCCTTAACTCAATATATTCAACCAGGAGCAATAAATGCAATATTAGTCCCAAATTCAAATAATAATCCATTACGAATCATTAGAGACCAAAATGGACGCATTGTAGATTACACCTTTGATAAAGCATCTGATAAGAAAGAAAAAGAAAAAACTCAAGGTTATGCAAACAATGTTCCAAGTTTTTTACGCCCTAGACCTGTAAAACCATTATTTAGAAATGGAGGAGTAGTAAAAAGCCAATGGGGAGGAACTGTTGATAGAATAGTCGATACTAACGTTCCTGTTGTAAAGGATGAAAATCAAGCTAAAAAAGACTCTGAAATAAATGAACGTGCAGCAAGAAGTTATGAGAAAGCTAATGGGAATGTGTCTATTGGAAATGTACTGAATGGAACATTATCTGCTGATGAACAAGCTTTAATTGATGCTGGTGGAGTTATTAAAACTTCAGATAAAGTAAAACTTGGGGCAGCTATTACGGATTTATTAAGTGCTGGATTAGGATTTGTTCCTGGAGCTCATGTTGCTTCTGCAGTAGCCGGAGCAGGTTCTTCATTAGCTACGTTCGGAGCTGATGTATCAGATGGACTTGATTGGGGAGATGTGGGAAATCTAGGAGTTAACTTAGGATTAGATGCTGTATCTCTTATCCCTGGATTAAAGACTGTAAAGGCAGGGAAAGCTTTAAAGACTATTTCTAAATTGGTTCCAGCAATAAGCACTGTATTAGCTGTATCTGGGGCTTTTGATGAAGAGCAGAGGGCTTCTATATCCAATACTTTAGCTAAAGTAGGAAATCTCAATGTAAAGGATTTAAATACTAATGACTTTAAAAATCTATCTTTAATTGCAAGCACTTTGTTAGGCGCTAGAAATTACGCTAAAGCAGGAAACTCAAAAGCTGCAAAATGGATAAGGGGAGAAAGACGACTTCCCTCACAAGAAAAAACTGTTCAAGTATTGGTAAAAGGAGAATCTACTCCATTAAATGTAACTCTTAAAAACTCTCAAGTAGTCGGAAAATCAACTGAAGAAATCAAGTCTGCAGCAATTAAAGCTGCAAAACAAAAACTTGTTTCCGAAAGAGGATTATCTAAAGAAGGGGTTGATAAATTAAATGATGATGTTTTAACAGTTGTAGAAGGAAGAAAGAAATATGGATTATGGGGAGAAAGAAATATTCCTGCCAAAGAAGTTCCCGGACAAACATATTCCAAACAAGGATTTATTAGAAAAGCTTTAGGGCTTACTCCATATAAAGCAAAGGGTGCGGACAAACTCATCTTCAGGCGTTATTCTCCAGAATATGAAGCTCTTATGGAACGTAAAAATTCTATTCAGTTAGCTCCCACTTATATAATTAAAAATAAGCCAAATCATATTCAGCTACCTAAATATTTAAATCCCAAAACTCCAAGTTCTTCTATACCTATGATATTTAGAAACAACTCTTTTACACAAAGAGGTCAAAATATGTATCAGGCTCACTTGAAGCGCAATCAATACCTAAATAATATAGGTGCTAATTATATGGAACCTTGGTATAATCCTGGGGCATATAAAAAAGGGGGAAAAATTCCTAAAGGACAGCGCGGTCTAATTACAGGAGTTAAACAATTAAAAGGAAATTGGTATAATGATATATATACTCCTTATTCTCAGGGATTACTTGATTCATTAAAGTCAGGAAAAATCACTTATCAAGACATTAATGAAATGCAAAGACGTCACTCAGGATTATATAGAGATTGGGGAGTGAAAGGAGATTCTTATAAGGGAGACAATGTAAGACAATACCAAACAGACATTAATAACAGTTTTGGATACGTGAATAGTAAAGGAATTGGTAATGCCTTTAATTCCGGAAGATACGGAATATCAAAAACTGCTTATACCGGAGACAATCCTAATAAAAATTATGTAGCAGATGGATATTATAGTAGTATTACAGACGATAGACGTTTATTGGGAAGGGAAGGGGACTATACTCCAGAACAACTTCAGCAAGTTCAAAATACATGGAGAAATGCTGGATACAATATGGATTTAGATAAAGATACTGGATACTATATGTTAAATCCTGTAACTGATTCCTCTCCAGAACTAATAGACGATTCTGTACCAGATGTTGCAGCTACTCCTCAGGACATCAAAACTCGTGTCGCTTCTAACACAATAGGTAAAGAACCTAATGGTGGATTTAGTTGGGGAAATATATTTTCTAAATTAAATCCGGCTACATTTATGGGAATTGGACGTTTAGCAGGAAATATATGGAATAATAATCGAGTTGCTAAAGAAACTATGAAAGGGTTAAAGCCTCTATATATTGATACTTGGGAGGTTCCTAGACAGGTAGTTGGGGATTTAGCAACTAAACAAGCATATTATGGTCAAGCTGCAGGGCTCGAGTCATTAGCTGCAAGACCTAGAACATCAGATGCTTCTCTTCAACTCGCGGGACAATTAGAGGCTGGCGATAGAGCAGCAAGATTTAGAATGGAAGGAGATTTGATTGATAATCAACGTATTAGAGAAACTAGTGAAGCTGCTTGGCAAAATACAAGAGATGCTGTTGCACGTAGAAGTGAGGTTTCCAATAGAAACCGAGCTTTAGCACTAGGTATTGATAAAGCTAAGCATGATATTAATGCAGCCAGAATGTCTGCAAATTGGACATCTTTAGAAAACTTTATGAAAGAGAAAGAGTATAAAGCTACTATGAATAGGGATAGACAAAACCAATTTCAACTAGGAGTTGCTCAGCAAGGTATCCAAGATGCAGCTAATGCTAGACTTGAACCTTTGAGACGTCAATTACAAGCAATGGAGGATAAAGGAGAGGATTATACTAAATCGCCACTCTATCAACAATATCAAAGACTTGTCGATTCTACAAGCAGAGATGTTCAGGCTCAAACTAATAGAGCTTATGCCGATATTTACGGATGGAAACTTCCATCAGTAAAGTGGCAAGCACGATATAATAAAAAAGGTGGAGCATTAACTTATGCAGAACATTCAAATTTGCAGAAACAAAAGGATATTTCTGCTGCAGAGAGACAAAATGCAAAACTTTTTCAAAGAACGATAGAAAAGTCTATAGATACCAACGTAAAAATGATAAATAATTTATCGTCTGTATCTAAACAACTTATAATTAAATCAATGACTTATGAACCTAAAACCGGTGGTTAAGATGCAAAGTGGGGGCGGGATGCCCCCATTTACTTATTATGTTCCTCTCGGAATGACTTCTCCTGTTCAAACAGATACTGCATCAGTAACTAGTTCTGAACTTACAAAATCTTCCAGTGAAGGAATTACTGATAAGGATGTATTAAAAATGGTAGGAGATATTGATGCTTTACCAAGCGACACTAATAAAATTATTAATGGATTAAGCTGGATATATAGAGGGGATAATCTATTCTCTAATGGCAGAATTAATGCATCTAATATAAGTTCTAGATATTTACAAGCATTAAAGCAAGTAAAAAACGCTGCTTTTAGCAGAAAAGAATATGATTCGGCTTTTGAAACTGTTCAAGAAAATGGAGGATTAAACGAAATTGCTATTTCTAGTACAGGTAAAGTTGTAGTTCAAGACGAAGAGGGAAATATGAAACAAATTTCTCCAGATGAATATTTAAACAATCAGGATAAATATTTTGCTTTAAAAAATTCCGACTTGCTTTATTTACGTGCTCATAATGACCAAATGGCAGGAAAAAATGAAGTTTTCAATGTAGTAAAAAATGGAATCGGAATGTCTGCTATAAATAAAGCTATTCAAGATACTATTACTAAAATAGGAAGTACAACCGTTTCTAAAGAGGGCTATGCTCATAAGAAAGGAGATAAGATTCTTCAGGGTTTAGAGCATTTGCAACAGTTAGTAAATGAAGGTGCTGATTTGTCGGGACTTGGATTGGATGGAATTTACAAAACTGGACTTCTTAGTAAAAGTCAAATGCAACAAGCTGCTGATGCAGTCAAGTATATAGCAAGTACATTAGATACTAATGCAATGACGCTACTTGAGCTTAAGTCAGGAAACAAAGATAATCCTAGAAGGGGAGCTTTAGACTTAATTACTACAATGGTTACTAGTCAATTAGATAATACAGTTGATTTTAAACTCAATTTTGAAGATAAACTCACAAAGGATGCAAATGGAACTGGGGATGATGGCAGTGGAGGTAGAGGAGAATTAAAACAACTTGATGCTATTGCTAGTGGAATTGCGACTCAACAAAAAGATTTTATATTAAATCCTCATTCTAATTATCAACTCGTTGCTCCTCAATCTAATTGGTGGACAGCTCCACAAGACGTGGAAACCGGAAAAAGTATAGGTTCAGACACATTAGCTTCTCTATTACAAAAATCTGGTTTTGATTCTTTAATTTTACAGAACTCAATATATTTTGGTTCAGATAAAGTAGACCCTACTGCGGCGAGCAGTGTAATAGTAGACCCTGCAGAAGGTGTTGCTCAAGTATGGCTTCCATATACAGAAACTTCTAATGGAGGAATTGCTCCTAACTATGCTTTATTAGATACTATTAAAAGGGTAGAAGATAGTCTTTCGAGAAAAGGAAATGTTTCTGATTTAGAAAGACGTCAAGCATATAAAGCAGAGGGTATAGAACAATACTGGAATGTTATGAATGACCCAAGAACTGCAGGAGAACAAGGACTTCTTCGTCCGTTCTTAGCAATGACAGGAGTCGCTCCTGATACTACTGCAACTATTGGTGGTATAGTCACTGACCAAAATAAAGCTGTCGATAAACTTAGAGGAGATGAAGAAGCTAGTTGGAAAAAACATATGATGGAGGTTCTTAATAGTCCAGAGAAGAATGCCGGAAAGAAAGGACACAACAAAATAGATTCATGGTATGAATGGGAATGGTTAGGAAATACTTCAGATATGTTTAGAGGAACAATATTAATGCCTCTTGCGGGAGATAGAATCAGTGTTGCAACAAGAACTGGAAATATAAATCTTCCTAAACCTATGTTTGATGCAAGACGAGTTCAACAACGAGGTCAGATACAAAGTAATTTCAAACCTATGGGACCTACAAATTTTAATAAGTAACAATGAATAATGAACAACAAAACGATTGGTTAGCAACAATACTTTACAACCCAGACAAAGATTTTGCAAATTTTAAGGCAGCAGGTCTTGATGCTTCTAATACTACCTTGGGAAGTAGGGATTCTTATTTAGATATCCCTGCTGTTCAAGAACAGTTTAAAGATTCTGAAGGTAACTTTGATAAAAAAGCGTTTGACCAATTCTACGATAGTGCTAATCGAACTTATAATACATTTGTGCAAGACGATTTAGAGGACAAATTTCTTCACAAGTTAGTTACAAGCCCTTTAGATATTTTTTCTGATAGTGAATCAGCAACTCGTACTCCATTGTTTGTTGTACAAAAAGTATCTAATCCTACGTTAAAATCTCAAGGATTAAATGGATTGTTTGGAGAAGGGATTGGAACTTTATCTATGAGACAAGCTGCGCAAACGCAAAGAGTATTCGATACTAAATCTGGAAAAGAATTAGATTGGACTCCAGATGACGATGATAAAAGTGGATTCTTCGACTTTATGTTTATTGACCCATTAGTAGAAGCCAGATGGGAAGAGGATGGATTTCACGAAGATGCAGAAGGAAGAAAAATTAAACACTACAAAGGAGATTATAAGCTTAATGCTAACGGAATGCCTTACTATGAAACCTTAGGAGATAGAGACGCTGCAGGTAAAAATTTTTTGCATTGGACAGATACTCTTACTTCTACCGGTTCTAAGTGGGAAAAATACAATTTTTTAGCTTCGGATGGAGTTGAAAAAAGTGCTCTTGGAACTACTTTAAAACTTGCGGCAACAGTTGCTCCTATGCTGGTTCCATACGTCGGACAAGCTTATGGAATTGCTACTGGTGCTATGTACTTTGGACAAGCTCTTTCTGTATTTGGAAAAACTTTAATAGACACAGTCTCCGACAGTGATGCGGAGGATAGACCCGGAGTATGGAAATTACTAAATAAGACAGATGCGTTTGTGAGAAAATTTGATTCTTCTACAAGCGATGAGGGTAGTCAAGGAATGTTTAATTACGAACAATTTGCTACGTTAATTAGCGATGTAGTAGGACAATTATATCAGCAACGTTCTATTACTAAAATTCCCCAATGGATTGGATGGGATGGAGGAGCTGCACGAAAAGCTAAAGCATTTGTAGATTCTCACGAATCTGATTATGTGAGGAAATATGGAAAAACATTGAGACAGGCAATTGCTGATGGCGATGTTGCTCCTGATTATAAAAATTTAGTGGATAATGATTTGCTAAATATATTAACTGATTCTCAACTTGCCGTTAGTAAATTTGCTAAAAATAGCTCTCAATTCTACATGGCTATGACTCAAACAAAAGACATGTATGACACATTTAAAGAGAATGGTTTTAGTGATGCTACTACAGCAATTGGAATGGGAGCTGCTCTTTATGGATTTAACAAACTATTTAATACCTCTCTCGGAGAAGTTGCATTAAGTGGTCTTGGCTTAGACGAGTTAAAACAAGCTAATAAAAGAATTGTAAAAGGATTTATTAACGAATTAAAACCTCAGCTAGATTTAGTTGAAAAGGGCGCTGGAGCAGCGTCTAATGCAGGAAAACTGAAATGGATAAAGAGTTTAGGAACTAAATTCAAAGACTTCTATGAAAAACATGTAGTTTCAGACCCCGAGGGGTGGATTGCTAACTCCCTAAAAGAATCAGTAGAAGAGGTCTCTGAAGAAGCATTACAGGATGCTATATTTGAGGCTAGCAATAAGCTCGATTGGGCTTTTAATCAACTTGGATGGACTCCTAAAAAAGGACATTATAGCTTCATGGCTAGCAGTCCTCTAGAAAGATATTTCATGTCTGCTTTAGGTGGAGCTGTAGGTGGAGCTATTTTTCCTGCAATAACTAAGATGGAAAATCTTAGAGATGGAATTCAAGAAGTTCAGAAGAAAATACCAGAATCTTTAGCAATGGATATAGCAACTACCATTAGAAATAATGGAGTAAAAAAATCCATTGAATATATAAAAAAAGCAATGGATAAAGGAGAACTTGGTTCTACTACTTTATCTATGAATTTAATAACTAATAAAACCAATGACGGGCAAGTATATTACGATGTGGCTAAAACCAGGGAGGAAAGTCAAAACAATGTAATAGGTAATTATCTGATTAGTTATTTGAATTCTATAGATTCTATCATTAATGCTGAAGGCTATAATATGAAAGATTCAGAAATAATCGATAATGCGTTAATGAAAGACTCTAGACTTGCTAAACTTGCTCAAACTGGAGCCGGAGAGGATATTTTATGGGATTTCAGAGAACAATTAAAAGGATACATTGATGCTACTGTAGGGTTACGTTCTGTAGGAGAAAATGGAGATACTGGAACAGCTAAGAGAAAACAAGAAGAATTTAAACAAAAGCTCGATGATATTATATCTGGAAAAAAGAATGGAGAATATGTAGAAAAAATAGCCTTTAGATTAAGTAGAAGCTTAAGTAATCCATTTGTTGCTCCTGATATTTATTCATATGCAAAATATGCTAAAGGCATCAATTATTCCACTGCCACAGAAGAACAAAAAAGGGATATTGAAAAAGCTTACGAGGGATACATCAAGCTAGGAGAAGCGGACAAATTTAACTTGGGATTTGAAATGTGGAGAAATATGAAATCTGAAGTTTCTCCCGCTATATTGAGATATAGAGATTCTAAAGTCTCTACGATGAAAAAACAATTCTATAATGTAGTAGAACAATTAAATGCCTCGCAAGGAATTAGTAAATTGTCCGAAGATGAAATTGTAACGTTCAAGGACGAAGTTAGAGCTGGAAGAACAGACGACCAAATTATTACAGATAATAATCTTAATCCTAGAGAGTATGCTCTTAGCCCTACCGAAAAAAGTGAAATTGTAGACGCATATTTAACCAGAGAAATATGGAAAACTGGAGATAGCACTAATAAAATGGGTCATGCTTATAAACATCAATTGACTAAGATAGTTAATTCCATGAACCATAATATGGCAGTTGGGGTTGACCCTATTCTTAATCAGAGAAGAACTGGTGAACTTCAAGTATTGTTCGAATCCATAAAAAATCTGGTAGCGCAATCAGGGTTTATCGACAATGAAATTAAGACGATAATTGATTCTGTAAAAAGTGGATATAATAAATTTAATCCTGAGAATTTTATAAGACATATCTCGGAGAGAGCGAGTATGGAATCTTTAAAGGGATTTACTATTGAAGACGAGTATGGTAGAATCCAACAAGAGTCCACTTATTTAGGAACTAATGATGAAGTGTCTCCAGATGATGTCCAAGATATTGACTTCGATAGATTAAAAGCTGAAAATCCAAATTACACCGGATTGTACTACATATTCGAAAGTCCTGATGGAAATTATGCTTTAACTCAAGAACAGTTACGAGAAGCCTTCCGAGATATGTTCTATACTGAATTTAAAGGCGAGGCTTCCGATGTTTTAGTAGGAGGAATATTATCTGACGGAAATCTTTCAATGGATTCTTTGAACGCTAAAGAAAGTTTAAAAAAGAATAGCGACTATAAAAAATTCAATGAATTATTACTCGAATATCTCGGATTTGACAGTGATAGAATTGCATTAATTGGAGAAGTTGACAAATTGTCTCAATCGAGCATAGTTAATAATCCTATGTGGGAAATGCTTTCTACTTTATCTCAGAATATATCTGGAGAAGATGTATTTAAGTTGATTAGGGATGAAGAAGGTAATTATTCTGGATTAAATAATTTAAGCGATTATGTTATTAGTAATAGTCTTACAAGAGACCAACTACAAGTAGCTTCTGCAGCAATTACAGTCCTTAATGAATCCATATTACCTTACCTTGTACAAGGTACAGATTTTGTCGATATGTCTAATCAATATAAAAGAAATAATGGAATGATAGAAGATATTCCATTAACCTCTGAAGAAGTTGTATTAATTAGGAAAGAACTTGATAATTTGCAACAGAAAATTTCTTGGCTTGTTTCTATATCTGATATGAATAGTTTAAGCAAAACTGCAGACAGCAACAAAACTATGAGTAGAATTAATAGTATGTATGCACTGATTTTTAGTGGAAACGTTGACGAAAGTTCTCCTCTATCTAAGTTTAAAACTATTACATATACTGACGATAATAAAAATAAGCAAAGTTTTATTACGGAGGATTTTCTTACAGGAGATGAAATAGCCACTGCAAACGACATTATTAATAGTGGAAAAAGTGATGTTCCTGCAATTTCTATATCTAACGAAATATTACTAAAAGTTCACAAACAAATATTTGATAAATTTGCTAATTTATCTTCTGACCAGAAAGAAGAAATTATTTCTCAACTGGCAAGTGGACAAGTAGTAGACTTCAATAATGCTCAATCTACTAAAATAAAGAGTAATTCCACTTATTCTGATTTGAATGAATTGGATTTAGCTCAGTATTTAATAACTATGATGGCTGTTGAGCCAGAATACTTGCAAGGAACTTTAAAACAAGCTATTTTAAATAATAAATTGCACGCTCCATTCTTTAATCAAATGCTGAGTGCTCAAGAAATGTTTGCTTTATACAAAAATCCAGATGTGTTTAATGAGTTTTTAGAAAAAGTAAATGATTTTAAACCTTTTCAAGATAAATCTTGGGAAGAGAATAATACGATTACTAAAAACTTAATTACCTTACTTGGAGGGGCAGGAACTGGTAAGTCTACTGGAGTAGCATTAACCGCATACAATATGATAAAAGTAGACAATCCTGAAGCCAAGGTTATGATAGCAGGTTCTGCAGAAGATGTTGCAGAAAGACTTGCTACAACTTTAGGAGAAAGTAAAAGCTATGACAGACTCCAATTATTTAAGGCTTTATTAACTGAAAGCGGATGGAATAAAATGAGAGACGCTATTGCCGAACTCAGAAATCCTGAAACCAATCTTGCTGATTTAGATAGAGCTAAATATTTAAAGAATGGAAAGTATTCAATATTTAATCAGGACTTTTTAACAAAAGAAGATGTGAATGTTGCTGCGATTCCAGATGTATTATTTATAGATGAATATACTCACTTTACCGGAATGGAAATTCAAGCTCTTGCAAGTTTGAATAGGTTCTTACCAGACGGAAAGAAGATGGTTATATTTGCAATTGGAGACAACAAACAAGAAGGGGCTATAAATAAGAAATCTCATGTTGATATTGATTTAGGCGGAGTATTTTTAAATACCCCAACTTTAATGGCAAGTATTAGAGCAAATAATATTCATAAGAAAGATAACTTAAGCAAAATAGGAGGATTGTTAAGTGTTCTACTTGATATGCTAGAAGCTTCTGCTCGTACAAATACTCCACTTCGTATAGATTCTCTTATGAGAGAACTGAAATCTAAAACAGTTTTAAAATACTATGAAAACGAAGAGGATGGAATTGTAACTATACACGGGGACAAGCTTTCTAATCTTTCAGAATTGACAGAAAGCTATCTTAGAAAACTAGCTAAAGGTCTAAAAGAAGGAGAAAGATTAGCTCTAATTACTGACAATACACTTTCTGAGTTTAGAACTACGGTGTTTAAAAAACTGGAGGATGCTTACCCAGGACAAGTTGTGGTTAAAGATTCTCATGATGTTCAAGGTTCTGAGTTTAAATATACGATTGTAGATGTTGAATGGGCAAACCTCAACAGTCCTAATGCTTTTCCTGGTAATTTACGATATTTCTATACTTTGATGAGCCGTTCTTCTGACGGAAACATAATAATTAAAAAAGATAGAAATATAGTAAATAAAGCAGATAAAGCTAATACTACAAGTACTTCTGAACTTAAACAAGAGGACATCTCTAATTATAAAAACACTATGTTAGAGATACTCAAGGGTAAGGCTGAGGAGAAAACAGAATCTGAAGAAGAAATTACTGGAGATAATAACATTGCTCCTACAGTAACCGAAATTCCGATTAATCCAGAATCTTCTAACAGAATAGAACCTATAATAGATAAAGCCGATGAACAAGAAGCTGTTAATCGAATTGAAGCTAAAGAGGCGGATGAGAGAGCTGCGGTTAAGATAGAGAACGAAGAAATAAATGCAATTAAAGGGGACAAGAAAGGAAATCCTGGATTGAAAGCAGTAACTTTTCAGATGAATTCCTTTTATAATCATTTAGCGTTAAATATTGAGGATAACGGAGTTGTTTCAACACTTCCTATTACCAATGACATTTCAGAGGATTTACAAGGATTTTCTGAATTTATCAACGGAAAGACGTTAGAGGATATAAGGAATATGACACTCTATGGAGCACATGATGTTGATTTGTTAAAATCACTTGCTTATATACGCTCATTATTTATGAGAAAAAAAACTGAAATAAATCAGTTATTAAGCACTAAGTTAGCTCTTGCAAGTGACTATTATAGAATACTCAGACCTTTTATTGAAAGATATTTCGATGGAGATTCTAAATCTAAGTTATTAGCTTTTAAGACTGCAGTTTTAAAAGGAAACTTTCTATTTAAAATTACCAAATTTAAGCCTGGATATGATAATGCTTATAATGTAGAAAATTTTGAACCTTTAAAACAGGATACTTTATTTGGAAGGATAGTTTTTCAACTTCCCACTGATAAAGGAAATTTGGATATTACTTTAGGTTCTACTTCAGACTTTAATAAAATTATAGAAAATTCAGAGTATAAAGGTTTAGTTGATATACTTAAAGATAAAAAGACTTTATCTTCTAAGATAGATACTAAGGGTCAAGTTTATTATAGGCTCTCTGATTTCGACGCAATTAAAACTAACATATCTTACGGACAAAATATATATGGGTCTGGGTATAAATGGAAACCGGAAGTTAGAAAGAAATTTAACAGAGGTAACACCTTAGATAAGACTAAGTATTCACATCCTGAATTACAATTTAGTCAAATTTATTATGATGCAGACCAAGATAGAGGTTTAGGAAAAAAATCTGTTACTAAAGGATATCCAGTCGTATTTGTATCTGACGATTTGTGGGGACAGAGTCCTGGGGAATTACTTGGAAAGCACTCTGAAAAGATTTCCACTATTCTATCTTATCAAAATACAGAAGAAAGGAGACCTCCAAGAGATGTAGTATTTGGAGTGAGTAAAGCTGCTTTAAATATGAGAGGTCTTACTATAAGAGAGTTTTTTAGTGAATGGAGTAATATGGAAGAAGGTCGACAAGGTGGAAAAATTTACGGAGTTGGGGAATTTGGACGACTTGCTAGACCTGTAGAGGCCGCTAGATTTCTTTACAGTCTTGCTGCATTACAAGCTGCTACAGTTGAAGAAGTAGAAAAATATAATGCGAGAATAAAGACTTTCAATGATTCTTTAGTTCTTCCTGAAGAAGCCGATTGGGTTAAATCTCCTATTGCTGTAGGAACTGATGGAAAAGTAGATGAGATAGAGTTAAATAAAATTAAGGACTCTATTAAAGACATCTTTGATGATTTAGAAACTCAATTTCCACAATTGAAGGTTGGTAAATTATTTAACTCTACAACTAAAATTGTTGGAAGATACAAGAATGTAAAGAAAACTGATGAAAGTAATACTGAGAGTAATCCATATACTATAAAAAGTATATCAGAGTATCGCACTCAACCCGTCTCCCCAGAAGCTGTTATTGAATTATTTGAAGATATAGGTTTAATAACCAAACATAAAACTGTTGATTCTGGTATAGTTAAAATTTTAAATGGATTGGCAGGAGAACATAGAAACATGACTAAGCTACTTGAAAAATTAACTGACCCAAACAACGACATCTATAGTTCCCCTGAAATTCCGGACGTTTATAGAACAGGCTCTGAGAATTTTAATCAAACAGCCAAAACCTCTGCTGTAAATACTTTTATAGAATTACAGACTATGCTAAGTGAATATGCAATTAATACTACTGGAGCTTTAATTCCTATTATCAGAAAAGGATTAATGGCAGGATTTACTTCATCTAGTTCAGTAATTAGAAGGTTACTATTTAATCATTTAGGTGTAAGAGATAGTGGTAAATGGTCAGTATTCCAAAATGCTATTGATTACGCAGGTCTTTACAAATTTGGTGTATGGACTAATGGTTTGGATTCTTCGAGTGTAAAAGAACCTCAAAATGGATACTTTATATCTCCGTTACGCGATGTAGATTTGTATTTTGATGGTCCAATACAAGCTCCTAATTATTATGTTAACTATGATGCAGTAGATACAAGTGCAGAGTTTGAAGTAAATAAATCTCCAGAGATTGTTGCGGAAGGAACTCCAGAAGTTGTCGTCAAAAACTCAACTTCTCAGGAATTAGAAGATAACAATGCATTAGACAACGCTAATAAAAATTTACAAGAATCTATTAGGAGTTCTATAGAAAATAATGTATCTTTGCAGAAAGATGAAATTTTAGGAGTGGTTAATGCTGCTATTGATTCAAATATAGTTCCTACTGGAAATACTCTAGAGGAAAAGATAGCATCTTATAAAACTCAATTGGCATCTAAAATACGAGAAAACTTAAGAGTAATGCCTAGACGACTTTTCGTAAATTTAAACGGCATTGTTTCTGTATCCCCTACATATTCTCTGTCCGGAGATTCTGAAGTGGTTACAGATGTGGATAGCGAAGTTACATTATCTAATTTTATCACTAAGAATGAACTACTTGCTGGAACAGATATAAGCTCAGTTATGTTAAACCCAGAGGATATTAAGTATAATGAATCTGATGAAACATTCTCCATTAAGGTAAATGGTTATACTTATACATATTCGTATGACGGAAATCTAGGAATTGAAGAGATATCTGTTACTCAAGATGAAATTATTCAAAATACAGAACAAGAATTAGAAAAATATAAAAGTATATTCACTAAAGGTATTCAAGATGCCATAAATGAAGGAACAAAAACTGTAGATATTACTAAACTTAGTAAAAAGGAACTTATTACCTATAACAAATCCGCTAAAATTGCAAATACTCTAAATTCATTTAATCCTAAACAATTAGATGAGATTATTAACAGAGGATTTGCAAGCAAAGAAGCAGGATTTTTAGATATTGTAGAACAAGTAACAGGATTGGAAATTACACCGGAACTAAAAGCTATATCTAACATGTTCACCTCTTTAAGAACAGAATATGTTAATGATAGAGACGGAAAATCTAATTGTTAATGGCAAATTGTAAAACATTACCATCTCTAGAAGAGATAGGAGCTGCATATGATGCAGCATTTGAAACTCTTCCAGACGATTTATTAGGAACAGTTGAAGGTAGGAGAGAATTTATCTCTTCTGCCTTAAACTATTTAAAAGATGATTGTGCTGTCGTTCCATCTAATCAAAGTTTGCAAATGATTATTAAAGAACTCATTACTTACGATTCTGAGAGTTATGAGGGAGCAATGGAATTTGCAGATAATGTAAGCGATGTAGAAACTTTCGTTACAGAAAATTGGAATGAAGTGTCAATAAATGAAGATTCAAAAAATATAGCTCCAGAAGCTAACGACTTTCCACAAGCTCCAATTCCATCGTTGAGAGATGGATTGAGTACAGTATTTGATAATATAAATGACCAGGAAAGATTTATTAGACTTTATCAAAATGATATTGTTCGGTTCTCATTTGTTAATTATAACGGAAAAAATGGACCTGAGTTAGTGTCTACCACAAGAGAATTAAATACTTCAATTAGAAATTATAAAAATAAATTGTTCCAATCCTTAGCTAAGGATTTAGGACAACCTACTACTTCAATGTATATTGGAGAAACATTTCAGGTAGACGAATATAACAAATTAATTGATGATGCCAGAATATTTTTCTATCCTTACACAATTGAAGGTATATTTAAATCTGATGATATAAATATCATCAATGCGTATAATAAATTTGTTATGCTTACTAACTTCGATAACTTCCTTTATAAACATAGCAAAGATTTAATTCAGGTTGCTAGAGGATTTATGGGAGGGCATGTTGAACCTAGAGCTGGATATAAATATACTTACAACTTAGGAAAGCATATTAAACAAGATTATAACAATGAACTTCAAGACATGAATGAACATGTTAATGGCGCTGTTCAATTATTTATTAATTCTTTACCTATATTGGACTCTAACGGGACTCCTACTGGACAATTTGTAGAGTTCAAAACTTTTCAATCTTTAATTAGAATTTTTAGAAATATTTCTGAATCTAATGATGGAATCACTAGAGAAATTAGAAATAATCCAAGAGAAGCTATAAAAGAGATTGTAAAAATAGCTTATAACAATAGGCGTACTTATTTTACTGGAAATGATGCTACATTATATCCTGCATTTAATAGTATATATCATTATATTTTTAATAAAAATAATCCTTCCAGTTTAGCTGCGTTAGAAAGTAGTATTACATCTCCAGACCAGATGAATATTTATTCTATGATTTTAAATCATATTAATAAAACCTCTCCAGTAAGTTATTTGCAATATAAATATAACACAGATACGGGAGCATACGTAGTAAGTTACCTTGATAGTGAAGCTATTTCTCAAAAACAGTCTGACTTGGAAAAACACTTGATGATTCAGAGTAAGTTTGATAACTATATTAGTATGTTTGCAGACCATGGAATTTCTGTAAACGAAGACCAATATAATCAAGTTGTAAGTGTTGACTTTAATGTTGGAGGGGCTAATTATAACTTTAATCTTACATCTCAAAATCTTACAAGAAATGGAAGCTTAGTACAAGATTTTAAATCTGATATACTTGGAAACAAGCAAGGCTGGAGTGATTTCTTATGGGATGTTTTAGAAAGGCCAATTGATTCTACTTTTTTAGAGACTGCAGTTGAAATTAACAACAATAAAGATTTAAAAGGATTTGTCAATGTGGCTGTGGCTACTATTATTAGTGCAGAAATACAAAACAGAGCAAAGACAACAGGTAACACCGTTAAGGAATTACTAGAAGGAGAATTTTCTGCAGTGTTACCTGAAGGAAGTAAATCTAAGGTTTATTACGAACCTAATCTAGAATCTCCTAGAATTGGAGGTATTTTAAGCTCTCTGTCAGGTTTAAAGGCTCTCAGTAGAACAATAGCTGCTAATAATAGAGACACTACTAAAAGCTATGTAAAAAATGCAGAGGGAAACAATCTCCCTAAGTATCGTTTAACGAGTGCAGGTAATGATGATGCCTATATATTAAATGATGTAAGAGAGCAAGCAGCGTTGGAACCAGAACATCCTATGAATTCCAACTTATTTATCACTGTTGATGGATTACTAAAAGGAACTGCATTAAAAACAGATTTTACCAACTCAGAAGGTCAAACAAAAAATATTTTTAAAATGCAGGCCAACGAGTTGTTATACTCTCAATTTGTTTTTGATTATTTACAACCAAGAAATAAAAATATTGCTGACAGACAGTCTAACGAACTTGCCGGAATGGTTGCAATTCAACCTACAACATATTCAGACAAATCTAATATTTGGGTTAAATTGATAGACATGGATGCCAAATTTACTTATAGGGATATCTACGGTAATGAGGTATTTACTAATAAGAGTCTTGGAGAAATGTCGGCAGACGAACTTAATCAACTAAGATTCTCTACACTACATGGAATGTATGAGGGCTTATCAAGACAGCTGATTAGCGACTACAAGCTTCTATTTTTAGCCACCCAATTAATTATTCCTGACGAACATAGTGTGGGAATTACTGTTGCTGAGTACGAAGCTTTACCTTCGGAAATGAAACCCTTGTTTGAAGAAACTAAAGAATTTATCGGAGACGATATTCTAACAGTTTATGATTATAAGGAAAAGTTAACTTTAGAAGATTTTATTCCTTTACTTTCTAAACTCGATGAAAGAAGAATACATCAGGCAATTTTAAATATCCAAAAATCTGGATATGATATTGAGATTCTTCCGGAAGTTCATTATAGCAAAACTAAAAAAGGAATACAATTTAACACTACTTTATTAGAAAATATAAAGAATTATTCTCTAAGAGACCCTTCTAATAAGTCTACTGTAAATAATATTCCCGATTCTTATTGGAACAAAAAGAAAGCAGAGGATAAATTATATGCATTAACATTAAAAATGAGTGATGTTAAATTTGATTTATATGATGAGAACGGTTCTGAAATTAAGACATTAACAAACAATATAGATATGTCAGCTCTTCAATCGGACTTCATCAACAAATTAACACCTCAATCGAAGCAAGTTTTATTTGATAAACTGAAACTTACTTCTGATGACCAAGTGACTTATCAAAATATCTGGGTAGACAGTAGAGCTCAGAGATTAAACAATTACTATGTTCTTAAGAAAAATGGGAAAAAGTACGATATTGTGGATAATGTAGACTTAATGGATAAGGCTGCAGATTCAAATTATGAAGTATACTTAAATCCTGAACTTAACTCGTTCAAATCTTTAGACAATTTAGTAAGTGATAATTATAATACAGCTACCATTGGACTACCATTTTTACATCCAGCTAAAGGAGTCACTACAAGCAATGAAGCTCCCACTTTAAATAAACTGGTAGAAGAAGCCGCACGTACTACAGCGATGTATAAACGTGGTGTAGTAGTTGGAGCAACAATCCACCCTTTCATTAAGGGAAAAATCACTGGAATTCCTGAAAGATATAAGTTAGCTGTTATAGAAGACTTATCTACTCCAGTATTTAATATACAAGGAGATAGTGATGGCGCTAAACAATTTGACGGTGGCATCTTTCTACATCCTATGATTGCAAGATATGAACAGAATTCTCTTGAAGAAATCGAAATGAGTCCAATTCATAGAAAACCTCTAGGATACTTTTCTATGTCTAGATACTTGTCTTCAGGACTATTAAAATGTGCTACCTTCGCTGTTACTAATGAGTACATGAGAAATGCACAGACAGGTGCTATTATTGGTAATTCTCTTATGAAACAAATGGCAGATAATCCTTGGGATATTCCAAATCTTGATATTACAGTTGATAGAAATGGAAGAAAAATTTCTTATAATGGAATGATTTATAGAGATATAAATACTCTTAAATATTGGAAAATAAGAAATATTACTAAGAATTATAAATTAGGATTCGATGAAAATGGTAAGCTAAACAATCAGTATACTATTGAAAGGGTTCAGTTAAATAGTCGTGGAAATCCAATTTTTATTGATGGCAAGGAAGTTACAGAAAAAATTACTAAAGACATTAGTTCTAATTACGATTTATGGATGGCTTTAGGCGGAGAATTTTCTGCACAAATAGAAAATGGACAAATTAAATATTCGGAAGCATCTCTTGATAAAATTACAGAGGTGGGAAATTTGGTAGCGTTTGATAGAAACACTTATAATCAAAACCCATTAATAGCGGAAGCCAAACTACGTGGTTATAGAATTCAAATTTCTCCAGCTACAACTCAGGAAACAGATGTTTCTCAAAATACTTATTATCAGCCAATGAAGTTCTCCGATATTGCTTATTTAGCAACAGCAGGAGCAGTGAAAAACGGAATGGCTAATTTAAATCCAGGAAGTTTATTTAAAAATGGATATAACCCTAATATTCCAACTTTATTAGATTCTGATAGAATAGTCTATGGACATCCAGCCATTGGTAAATCTTATTTAAAGGCTAGGCATGATTCCTTTATATCTTTTGACGATGATTATGGAGATGCAATAAAAAGATTTATCGACGAAAGATTACAAGAAGGTCAAACCCGCAGAGACTATAAAAAAGAGGCTCCTGAAGAATATAAACAGTATTTGTTAGGACTTTATGAAACTGCAAAAGCTAGAGCTAATTCGGAAAATAAAAGATTTTTCTTTTCTGACCAAGTACTTCTTAAAGCCTTAGATGAAGTTGGAAAACTTGAACAAATTGATAGAGTTCTTAATATTAAAGAAGAAGAATTTGTTGAAAGAAGCAGAAATCGAGGAGAAACAGACGATGAGAATACTAAAGATTGGAAAAGGGGAATTGATACTTATATAAGCAAGCTTTCTGATAGAACTGTTGATGTAGGAAGATATTATCTAGGAGATATTTTAGATAATACCACTAAGGGAAAACAACGTTCTTTGCTTACTTACATTACTATTAAACCTGATTATATCGGAATACAGCTAAATGCAGAACATGCAGTTGACGAATCAGAAGTATCTGAAATGACTCAAGTAATTTCGGCACTCGAACAAATGAGTGCTAGTCATGAACTTGCTAATCAAGTATATGAGGATATAGGTAGAGTAATTGCCAAGGGTTTACAACAATATGATTTTGATTTAAACAGTGAAGAAGATAAGACCAGAGTTTACAAAATTCTCGGAAGAAACCTTTTAAAGACATTTGGAGGAGATACCGATAGATTAGGTCTTGCTTCTGCATACTTGGATTTAGTAAAAGAAGATATTCTTAGCGATAAAAGTTTGAGTCAGATGCAATATAAGATTCCGTTTGATGATAATAACATCTTTGGAATTTTTACTAATGGATTTACTAATGGTATAAATAGAGACATCATTAAACGTAAATATAGTGGATTACAAGCTATTCTTAATCCTTCTCACGATGTTGTAACTGTTTATGATAATCCTGCAGGAGGAGTTTGGAAATACACTGATATTTTAGATAAAGTAGCTACTCCGGAAGAAAGAGATGCTCTATTTAGAGCGATGGACAAAAGTGTGGATATTGGTGAAGTAAGAGCCGGAGACTGGATTCAAATAGGAAGGGAATCCCCTGTTCAGGTTATGAATTATAGAAACGATAAACCTGGACAAATAGGACTATTGGACTTAAAAGATTTAAGACTATCCAATATAACTACAGTTAAATTATTAGGTTCTAAAGGAAGAAATCTTCGCTCCGCTAATCATATTATCACGTTAGTGGATGGTTTTGCTTCAAGGGGTATTATTACTTTCGATGCTTATGATTTAGACACTTCCAGATTATCATGGGTTTTAAGTGATAAAAATTGGAAAACTTTAATAGAATCAGACCCAAATTTAAATACTGCTTGGAATGAAGTTGTAGAAAGAGTTAACCAAAAATTCGGACATATATTAAAATTAACAGAGAATAAAGATACAATTAATAATTATCTTCGTGACCTTATCAACGAAGACCTAATGGACTTATCTAACGGCAAATTTAGAATTCCTGTAGCATATAGAACTACTGATGCTATCTTTGCTGAAGTAGCCAATGATAGATTTGACGCTAATGAGTTAGCTATTGGTAAAAATACTGCATCTAAGTTTGGGTTGAGAATAGGTGATTCTCTCGATGAAATCGTAGCTCAAGGTCCAGAATTTTTCGAAAGAAGACAAAGAGAAAATATAGAGACCGATATGAGCTCAAGAAACTACGATATGTACTTTGTAAAGAATAACAAAGAGCATCTTCATGTAATGTTGAATAATAACCCAGAATCTAGAGCTAGAATCGAATCATTGATTAAATCAGGAATTCTTGTTGAAGACCAATCAATTGACAAAGGTACAGTAAATGGAAATGATTATGTATTAGTCGACGGAGAAATAGGATATAAAATTAGTAATGAAGACAAATTTTATACATATATTACTTCGGCTGGAAAAAGCAGAAAAGTTCTTGTGACTTCTAATCTTGACACTCTAAAAGCCATCGATAAATCCAAGCTATATAGTAATGTAATATATAATTATACTGGAAGTAATATTGCAACTCTATTTCCATTACAAGTATCATCTATCTTTACTGCATTAGAAGATAAAAGTGAGCTAGAAACTTGGGAAGAGCAATTAAAATCAGCAAGTTCTGAATTAGAAAAGGATGCTTTAGCTCAACAAATAAATGCCAATTCTCAAATGGCTCTTAATAATAGAATAAAGAAATCTGCTCAGGATATGTTTACTTCATGGGAAGAAGCTATTAAATTTATTGTAGCACGTATTCCTTCTCAGTCTATGCAGTCTTTTATGAATATGAAGGTTGCTATGTTTACTGAGAGTGAAACAAATATATGTTATGTTCCGGTAGAACAAATTTGGTATCAAGGTTCCGACTTTGATATTGATAAAGCTTTTATGCTGGGAGCAAGTATTTCTAATCAAGGTATTTACTATAATTGGAGTCCTTTATTTAATTTTACAAGTCCTGAAACTCTAAATATGTCTCATGATTTACCTTTCCCATCTGGGAAAAGATTTTTCTTAACAGAAGATAATAGTGGGTACATTCTTGAAGGAAATTACGATGAATTATTAGGTAAATCAACAGAAGAAATAATGACTTCTCCAGAACTTTACAAATTACTTGTTGATTTGGTGAGAGAAACTACCGATTTGCCAGCCTCCGGAAATAATAACATTGTGATGATACAAGGACTTGATGAGGAAGTGATTGAACTATTAAATCAGCATAGTTTGTATGAGCTAAGCGAAAATGATTACCAAGAAGCAATTAAAAATAAAATCTTCAATGCTTTATGGAGAATTGGCTCTGATGTACGTAATGTAGTATCGGCTACATCTCCTATTTCCATGGGTCCCGCACAAGTAGCTGCAGACAATTCTACTTCTGGACAATTTAGTAAATTAGTTTCTAATGAAAATCCTGGAGCCAGAATAATTTTACAATATCAAAACTCTATTGGTAAGGATGGTATTGGTGTATATGCGACTGGAATTAAAGTATTCTCAATTTTATTAAATTACTATAACGAAAAAGTAAACTCTGCAACGGAAGACACTCTTGGAAGATATACATTCCATAATATAAAGGGAGTGGCATCCGATGCTAACCCGGATGAGCTTGCTAAAAGAACTGGAACAATCGATGTTTATGATAATGAAGGAAATTTAATAGAGCTGAAAGAATCACCTACATTACCTAATATTTCAATAAAATCAGACACCAATCCTGCATTATTAGAGCTCGCAGAAAAAATTTATAAGAGAGGTCCTCAAGAAGATGTTTTCTTGACAATTTCTGTACTGCTTTCTGCAGCAACAGATAATGCTAAAGAGCTTATTTTGGAAAAAATTAATGCTGGACCAGATTTAGCTTCTGTATATATTTACCTATTAGCTACTGGTATAGATTTCAAGACTGCGTCCGATTTTATGACTACTCGAGCAGTTACAATGGCTAATAATAAAGCTAAAAAGGATATTCTGTATATAAACGGAAAAAGAAATAATCTAAAAAAAGCTGTTCAGTATTATACCGAAATGGCTAATCCAGATAATTATATTCCTGTTATTTATCAACAATCAATACTTGATTGGGGAGAGGAAACTTTAAATAGACTAGTTAAATATCCAGAATTTAAATCGGAACTCGAAGAACTCATAAAAAATAGTTCTAGTTTCTTCGAAGTCTTAAATAAAATTAAAAATAAGGATTTACTCGATGCAATTCATAAAGCTGCTTATTCAGGAGCAAACTTGTTAAAAGTAACTAAGAAGCAGAGGAAGAAAAAAATATCGAGAGAAGAAGCCGAGAGTATAATGGATGAGTTTGATAATTTTAACGACGCTGAATGGGAACAATCGGAGTACTCAGAGGAATTTGATGTTTATAATCCTTCTTCCAGAGATACAAGGCCTGAAAAAATGAGACTTCTGTTTTCGAGATACATTGATGAACTTAAAAATAGACGTGATGAACTTAATACTTTAACAGAGAAAGACCTTCATAATATGGAAGTCCTTCTTGATTTAAAAGAACGCTCTGACGAACTTACTAGGTTAGGTCGATTTGGAAGTTTAAATCAAGGTATTAAAACTAAATTAGTAGATAAAATTAACTATATAAACCAACTTGAGTCATTTATTTCTGGAAAATTTAAAAAGTTTAACTCTTCAAACAAATTAAATCCTGACGATGAAGGGTATTTACCAACAAATTTTGATTTATTAAAATTCATTCAGGATGAAGAGTATAAACAACAAATGATTGATAATTATGAACAGGCTAAGGACAAGTTTAACATACTGGATATCATTACATCAGTTCCTCACTTTAGTAAAATGTTAACAGCTTTAGCTGTTGATAGTAAAGTATTAGGGGCTTATACAGTAAAAAATAATTTGGCAAAAGAACTTACCATAAAGGCATTACAAGATAGAGCTATTGTGCAACTAACTCAAAAGGACATGAGTGAAGTTAATAGATTCATAAGCGATGCAATTATCATTAAGTTCTTAAAATCTAATATAGTTGGAAATATATCATTAACTCCTGGAATGAAAATGTACAACTCTACAGGCAAAATTGTTCCAGTTCCGTCTATTGGAAAAACGTTGGACTTAGGAAATGTATTTGACAGAGCTACTTTTAAACTATGGTTTGAGGAAGAGTTTATTCCAGACCAAAAGCGAATAAATTCAAATAATAAATTTATTCAAGCTCTTACAAGTACATATTTTAAAAACCAGTATGGAGGGTTTAACTTCTTATATAAACTTCCTATAGATTTAGGTAATCTTGAAATCGAAGCCAATGAAATAGCATATTCTAATTACTTAAAAGCATTCGACGAAATTAAATATACAAGACCATTACCTAATTCTGATATGACTCTAGGAGACCTGTTCTTTTTATATAACTTAATTGTTAGCAAGAATAATTTCGGAGATAATACCCTAACTAAAATCTTTGAAAATTCTTTGAATATAAAAGACAAAAATGAAAGAATTGAGGTTGAAAATAGTTTACTTCTTAAATTCATGGATTATGAAGGAAGGTTAAACCCTGTACTCAATAATGATTCAGAAGGATTAATAGAAGGAGAAGATTATAGATATGATGATTTATTAATTAGAATCATTAAAAAAGGAGAGCCTAATGGAACTAAATTTACTAAAGAATATGACCCATTAGAAGGGAAAACAGTTATACGAGAAACTGAATTTGGACAAACCAATAATGTTGAAATGTTCTTAGATAATAATACAATGTTGATGCCTTTCCTTACAAAGGGATTTACCAGATTTAGTACGGAAACAAAGAATGATTTAATTTCAAAACTTGTAAATCTGATTTCAAATAATAAAGCAGAAGTAAAATTAACTTGTGATGAATAATTGTATTCAAATAACTATAGGCAAGCAAAAATATCAATTTAGAGACGTGGATATGAGCAAATCCTCGTCTCTAAACGATATTATACAGGCGATTGTTGAAGACCCTAATTATGCTAGTCAATTAGAAAATTTAAATAATGAGTTGAATCAATCTGATTTAAATATAATAGAAAATGTTGATGAAATTCCAGAAGATGTTACAGATAGAAATACTTACATTGCTGACTATTTAATGGGCAACGTTAATCCATATACTCTTGTTCAGATTTACAAAAGAACCGGCGTTCCTCATTCAGAATTCTTAACAGCATTTAAAACTATAATGGAGAGAGGCAAGTCCAACAAACTTAGTTTTTTAATTTCCTCTTCTCCTACACAAGTGTTTCTTGGAAACAAAAGAGACTTAGTTGTTCTTAATAAGAACGACATGTATAATATGCCGAAAGTTCTTGGCGCATTAAGTTATGTATATGCTCATAATCAACTGTTGGATAATCAAACTGCGATATATAAAATAGTAGAAAGTATATATAATTCTATTATGGAAGAACCAACAGCACTTAGAGAAGAACTTTCAAAGATTCCAGATAAATATTCAGCTTTTAGACGGCTCTTGTACTATACACAATCTGCAAGATATGCGGACAGACCTGAAATAATTAATCTTAAAACCACACTTAGTAATCATATATTCGGAGAAGTAGTTAAGAATATCAAATTAAACAAAAATAGAGATTATTTCAGGGATTTAGCTTTGAATTCTATACAATTTAAAAGTTTAGAAAATCTTGCTGTTAAACAAGAATTTCCAGCATCTATAAATTTTGGAAATTCTTCTATATCTGTTAACGATTTAAACAGATTTAGAATAGATTTCCTAAATGTAGAAAAGATGGAAACTGAAGATGTTGTCACTGACGATATGTTAATTCTTAGACTTACAGCCTTAAATCCTAATGGAGCTTTTGATACTAATTTATTTCCTACAAATAAAGGACAAAGGCTTTTGTTAATGACTAATCCAATTGCGGCTTTTGTTTATGATATATCTAATTTAAATAAAATTAGTAAGTATGTAGAAAAATTTTCAGACTCTACTACGGAAGAAACTGAATTGCAAGAAAAACTTGTAAGTGCATATACAACGTTTGGAAGAGGGAGACTTGATGTTAATACATTAATATTAGATTTTATCCAAGAGGCTTCTACTAACAGACTTGATTTTACTAATGCAGAAGATTTACAAGGGTTTGAAACTTTATTTATTCCAAATGTAGATGTACACATGGATGAAAGTTTAACTTCTGCCCCAAGTCGTTTATTGAAATTTAATCATTCTTCTAGTCAAAGCAAATTTACCGAAAATGGAATAAAATTCATTTTTAATCCTAAAGTGAAGTATATAGAAGCAACTCTTGGAGCAAGAACTAATAATCCAAGAATCGAAATAAACCCAGACTTTAATCTCGATGTTGATGAAGAATACGAAAATAAAATAGCGGCTTTGATGAAAGTAGCTGATGCTATTAATTCTTCTAAAAGTTCTAAAAGAGTGCTTGTAATGAAGTATGACGAGCATTATGATTACTCATTAGAAAATGGAGTAACCAATATTAATAAAGCGGCTTCAGCATTTTCTACTTTTTTATCTTCGATAGTGGACTATTTAAATCCTAACAAACAATTCTTATATATGAACTCTGATGGTATCGGGCAGTTTGCTCAAGCAATGGTAGTAGTTGCAGACCATCATAATCTTAGCCCGGTTGTATTCGACCAATTAAGCAAAGGAGGATTATATGATAGAACTAAAGCTCCTAATATGGCTGAATGGATTAAAACGTTTACGAGTTTAATGAACTCTGTAGAGTTTACCGATAGTGCCGTTCATCACTTCTATGAATGGGATTCTTTTTTAGAAAGAGCATTTAGTTCAAAACGTACTGATAGCTCAGGAAATGTTTGGAAAAATCTGAATGATGCTTTAACCCAAATGGAAGAAGAAAGTGATGCTCCTTTAAGTCAGTTTGATTTACTTAAAACAGGAGTTATTAGTATGATTCCAACTAATAGACAAAAATATAATTACGGACTGAGACACAAAAACGTTGGAGATATTTTTAGACTTAAAAGTGAAAAAAATAAAGAAAACTATATAAATGTAGAACTAGAAGACAAGCTAATTCTTACCCATAGACATCTTGGAAGTAGAAACTTGGATGAGTCTAAATCACTTCAACCTGGAGATGTGTTTCAACCTAATTTAATTAGTAACTATCAAGTTACAGTATTGGAAGCTAGAAATAATGGATATTTATGTGCATGGATAGATGACAAAGGATTTCATTCTGATATATGGACTAAGGATGATTTAAAAGAAGTTGAAAGAACTCAATATACAGCACAAGTAAGAGAATTATTTAATGGAGACAGAGCAGTTTATACTAATTTAGGTGTGTTTGTTCAAAAAGGAGATATTGTACAATATGTGCATGTTAAAAATACTGCGAAAATCATGCCTATATTATATGATTTTTTTAGTTCTGAAATTACTGAAATCTCTAACAAGACCGGATTTAGTGAAAATTTTATTAGAAGGAACTACTTATCTTCAGTAGATAAGCTTAGAGATGCAATTTTTATGGATTTCTCTTTAACAGATGCTACGATAGACACAAATACAAGCATTGACGTTCTTACAAATTCAGATAATCTTTCTACTCCAGAATTCGTCGAGGATTTAGCTAAGAGTCTCTCAGATAACGGTGTGGGAATTAGAACTCTTACAATGGAAGAAATGAAAGAACAATTTCCCATGTTAAACAATGTAAAAGCTTTTGTGTATGATGGAGACGTTATTTTAAATCTAGATTTAATGACTGATGATACATTGGTTCATGAAATATCTCACTTGTTCTTAGCCGATTTAAAATTTAGGCGTCCTGATACATATTATTCTTTAGTAGACAAAATGGAAGGCTCGGAAATTTATGAAGATATAAATGTTAATGGAGCTTACGATGAATTGTCTCATAGTGATAAATTAGAAGAAGCTTTGGTACATGAATTCTCTGATTATTTCACTAGAGTACTGAAGGATTATAGAGGAAGAAATATTAATTTAGAAGAGGTAGATTGGGAATCTATTCTATCTGATGCTCTAAATATTGACATTAGTGAATTTTATGACGAAGACATCTACTCTATAATGCAATTAACACTTACCGAATTTCATAATAATTATTCTACTCAGAAAACATTATACAATAAGCAGAATGCGTTAAAATCCATAAGATTAAGTAATATAAAATCTGAGTTGTTAAAAAATGCTAGTACAGACTCAGGATATAGACTAATTGAAATTTGCGAATGATATGGCTTGTTCATACACTTTAAGAGACAATAAATCAAACAAAGTCATTACCTTTACATCTGAAAAGGCATTAGACAACTACTTACAATTACATTATACTGAATTTGAGGGCTTAATCAACCATGCCTTCAGATTCAGTAAAGACTACACAACAATATTATCTAGTGATTACGAAAAATCTAAAGCTACACTAGATAAAGATAGAGAAGCCGCTCGTGCAGCTAAAAGAAAAAAAGATACAGTTAAAACTTTTGCTAGCTCCGGAAGTAATATTTATGATGTAATTGAATCTGATGAAGCAACTTCCGATGGATATGTTTCAGTCCTTAATTATATTTCCCAACAAGGGTTTGTTAAAGGATTGGATAGAGATGCTTATACTCATGCTTTGGAAAGCGAAGCTCTTAAAGACGTTCCCCCTGATGCTCAAAATAGAGAAGCAATATTACTTGAAACAAGAAATTACATAGAAAAAGTAGAATTTCCCTATTGGCAATACTTACAAGAAATAGGTAGGGGATTCCATTATATATTTGACCAAATTATAAATGCGAAATCTGGTTCGAATATTTCATTAGAAATGATACAATCTATATTTAGGTCTAGATTTAGAAAAGATTTTGTGTCTGGAAAAAATGCAACACATATAGATGGAGTGTCCGACAAAGCCCTTAAATCTTTTATTACTCAGATTACAGCATTAAAAAGAAACATAATCGATAATAAAAATAGAGGAAGAAAAGCAATAAAAGTATTTACTGAGTATATTGCAGACCATAATGGAGGAGAGGGCAACAAAATAAGAGGTAAAATTGACTTGTTGGTTGTGTATGAAGACCAGGAAGGAAATCAGTCTGTAGAAATTTACGATTTAAAGCTTTCTACTAAACCGGAAGATAGATGGGACGCAGACAAGAAAAACGCAATCCAATATCAATTAGGATTCTATAAAAGAATGCTTCAAGAAAAAGGCATTCCTGCAAGAAATATTTCGATGAAAATTATTCCAGTCCTTCTCGAGGATGTAAATAAGGAAGACTTAAATCATGCGATAGGAAATGTAAATGTAGGGGAACCTATTACGTACATACCTAGTGTTGGGCAACAAACTAAAATAGAACAGTCAATTCCAATTCCAATCGGCAAAGAGTTAGTAAGCAAGCCATTATTGGAATCCGTGGCTGGAGTAGTTTCTAAATTTTTTCCAGTAAGTAAAATAAATCAAATAGATGCTATTGATTTCGATGTTTTATATAAAGACAAAAAATACGGAGTAAGCATCGACCCTTCCACAGGAAGATATAGATTTGAAGATACTACTCGTTCAAAGAAAGAACATAGATTTATATATGCTGATACAGAAGAAGAAATTAAGGACGCATTTAAGGATTATCTGAGAAGAAAAAACGACCATGATAATGAAACCACTAATTATATTTCAAAAGATTTGAAATTTGCATTAGATAGGATTAATGGAAATATGGGATTTAATCCAAACAGAGCTTCATTAAATGTAGTTCCCAGTAGAATGTATGAGGATATGAAAGGACTGTTTGAGGCCAATTTATCAAAGTACAAACTTGAGCCGGATTGGGATGTTATGATAAATGAATCCCTAACGTCCATGAACGTTATTATGCTTGTTAACAAAACAAGAAAAGAGATGGATTTTATATCCATATCTCCTTATCCTCTCGATAATGTTATTAATTTAGGGAAAGGGACATCTCTGATGGGTAGGTTTAAGACTAACGCTCAAATGGAGTTGGACAAACTTTCTATGAAAGCATCTATAGGGAATATTGAGTTAATGAAACTCATGGCTGTTGCTAATTCCTTTTCCGATACCGACCTTGGAGATTTTTCTATAGGGGAATTAAAAACTATAAATATAGATAATAGTGAAGTAGTCTATTCTTATGTAAATCAGGATAAACTTGTTCATAATTATAACATGTTAGCTGATGCGGCTGGCTTAAAAAGAAATGGATTTAAGTTTACAGACATGTTTACTACTGTGATGAGATATTATCAAAGTATTGCTAATAATGACCAGCAAACAAGACTAAAAGGTATAACGGAATTATCTCCAGATGGAGATTTAGATTCTCTATCAAAGGCAGCCAAATATGAAGAATTAAAGTCTATCTTTAAAAACTTACAGAGTAGGTTCTTTTCTAGGAACGTTGCCCCAGACATCAATAACCCTATTACGTTTTTATATTTACAAGTAGCGAATGCTTTAACTCAATATGGGGATACTTCTATTGACATCTTTAATGATGAATTATGGAATAAACATTTTGGCGATGTTTGGAAGCAATTAAAAGACGGCTCATTATTTAACGGAACCTATTTAAATACTATTGATACCATTCCTATAGTTCATTCAATTGCAGCAAGACTAAGTGCTACGAATAGAAATATTACTAATAGATATGAGGCATATAAAAATAAGGATAGACAAGTAACCAACAAATACTATAAAGATGCTGGACAAGGGTTTATCGGAAAAACAGTTCTTAATAATGCGACTGTTATATTTAAACGTTTAATTGATAATTCTGAAGAAGGAAAGAAAAGATTTAGAGTGAAGAATCCGTGGGATTCATCAAGTGACTTAAATCCTGCAGAGCGTGAATATTTAAAATACTGGCTGGAAGATTTAAATAGGATGAGGTTCCCTAACCAAACTAGAGAAGAGTTAGGAGAACGATATTTTGAAATTCCCTTATTGAGAGGTTCTTCTTGGTCTAAAATAGTAAACGGAAAAAATAGCTTAGCTACTTTTAAAGAAGATGGAGCATTAGAAATGGTTAATCCTAGAATGACTACTACTGAACAAGAACGATACATTTCGGAAGATTCCCTTAAGACTCTTGTAGAAATGTATAATGTATTTGATGCTTCTAATTCTATTGGTGCAAGAGAAAGTATGCTGGCCTCTACGAACGGAAAACCTGAACAAATTTACGAAACTAATTTAGAACATATTAAAGATATGTATCAATTCTCTCTCATAAGAAAAGAAGAAATGGATGAAATTCTGCCAGCAGTAAATGCAGCTATTGTTTCCCTTCAATTTGTTCAGACTTTGTCACATAAAGACGCAAAAGCCACCATCGACTTCCTTAATGAATATATAAAATCTTCTGTGTTTGACGAATCATTAGTTCCGAAAGAAAGCAGAGGAACGTTTAAATTGTTAGGTATGGCTAAGGGTGTGTCTACAAACTTTATTCTAGGATTTAACTATTTATCCGGAGCCAAAGAAACTATTACAGGATTCCTTAATTTGTATGAAAAAGCTGTTGCTAACTCTTTGACAGATAAAGATAGAATAGGCGTGAAAGATATGACTTCTGCTTATACGACTGTATGGGTCGACTCAGCTAAACAAATAGGAACTATTACTTTGTTAGAACATTTAAATTGGCAATATCGTATGGCTAATGTGGACATGAATGCCATTGTAGATAGAATGAATTATGAAATTACTGACGGATTGAGGTTTAAAGATAGAATGTTCTGGGCTAATAGAGCTCCTGATTTTCTAAATCGTATGACTATTCTCGTAGGCTATATGAAGAAACATGGCTGTTACGATGCTCACACTCTATTACCTGACGGGACGGTTAAATATGATTGGAAAAAAGACAAGCGTTTTAATTTATTAGCCGACCCTAATTCTGATATGAATTCCACAGAATGGCAATATCAGCGTTCTTTATACAACAGAATGATTGAGTCCTTTATTGCATCAAACGTCAAAGTCGTAAATCCGGATGGAACAACCAGAACTCTTACTACAGAGAAGGATAATAGAGGTGTTTATAAAGATGCTCTTCCCCAAGCTTATACAGAAGAAGAAGCTAAAATGATTAAACAAGAATCTGATAGTATGTTTGGCTACATGGACCATGATACAAAATCACTATACTTAAAAAAAGGATTGTTCTTGTTTCTTCATCAATTTCAAACCTTCTTATCTGCTAAAAAGAATCAATGGTTCTTAAAAAGAGGAGTTTATGATTATGGACACTGGGTACATCTAACAGAGAACCCAGACGGTACTGGAGCAAAATTATATTGGAAAACAATAGAAAATCCAGACGGAACTATTGAAAGAATAAAAACCACAGAAAACACTGGAGAACCCATTATAGATTGGCAAGGTAAGATTATGGAAGGAATTTTTTGGTCTTTGAAAGACATGTTTAATATTCTTAATCCAAAACTTGCTGCAGAGGCGTGGAGAGACCCAGTTAAAAGAAGAAATTTAATTTTGGCTTTAGAAGATTTAGCTATTATTGGATTTATAGCTTTAATTATCGCATTATTGTTTGGAAGCAAAGATAAAAATTCTTTATCTCCAGCTGAACAGAATGTAATAAGACTTGCAAATAATGTGGGCGGGGAATTTAATATGTTTAAAGTATTTACTGGAGCAGTAGATTTTAAGATGCCTATGTCCCAATTCTATGGAGAGGTATTCACTGATGGAGTGAAAGTATTAACGGGGGATAAACATATGTTACGTATGCTAACTGACAATACCGGAATATTCAGACCTTTAAAACCAACTGTAATGGAATACTTCCCATCTCCTAATTCTCAAGAATAGTAAAAAAAAATAAGGGCGACAATCAAGTATATACTTTCGTATATGCCTGACTGCCGCCCTTATTTTTATAAATCCACATGAAGTTCTTGTATAGTGTACTTATAAGCTCTAATTACCGAAGTTATAAATTCATCTATAGTTCCATTGTTATCAATTTCTAGTTCAACCTTTAATTCATCAATATGTTTTTCGCTCTCATGATTTCCAGCTCCTGCGCTATCTCTAATAATTTTCCAAACAACACCACCCTGTTTGTGTATAGCTTCTTCCTCATTTGGAAATCTTACATCTGGAATTATCCATTTAGTTTCTACATCATATTGACCATCTGTATCTCTACTAAATTGATACTCATTCATTAAAGCTTTTACCCATAAGTCTTTATCTATAGCTCTTCCAACTTGAGTTCCAAATAATTGAAGGAATTCTCTATTTGTCATAGGGTTACCTTCTGTATTTAATAACGGAAGTTCAGTCCGACTATTTTTAAAACTTATAGACTCAAAATCATCCGAGTTACAACCTAATATAAGAGCTGCGCATCCTTTCAATGTTTCGGCAAAGCTATGCTTCTCCCAATCACAATTAATTAAATATGAGAACTCTGGTTCTTTGTCAGATATCCACTCTTTACAGAATTCTTCTAGAGTTTTACAGCTAGTTACTATATTAATTTCTCCACAACTAGCCTTTCTCCACACATCTATTGCTTTAATAATACTACATGCAGTATCTTTTCCAGCTTGAGCTTTTCCAGCTATTCCAATAATCATTTTAAATAATAGGTTAATTCATTCATTACAAATTCATTATCTAGATATGGCATTTTCTCTAATATTACTCTATAGTATTCAGATAATTCTTCTCTTGATATTTCATCGGTAAACCCTAGTTCTGAAAAAGGGTCGGGTTTTAGTATTAGCCTATGTATTTCACTTGATATACTGTGCAGTATCGGGTCTGATTCTTCTAAATTATGCATCATTGTTAATATTTGCTCCAAATATTGTTAAAAATGCTCCAATTCCAGCCAATCCAAGAAGGACGTGGACGCAAAACATAAAATACAATAATATAAAAAATAATATAATTCCTCCTGCAGTAGTACATACTACAGATAAATTATCTTTCAACCAGCATCCCAACAATTTCAGCCACGAGTTTTCCATTTGCTGTAGGAAATTTAGATTTTACTTCTTTAATAACTAAACCCATCTCTTTCTTTTCTATGGAGTGATAATTATTATTCTTTAGCCAGGCTTCTATATCTTCTTTAGAAGGAATTGCCGGAAGAAATTCCTTAAGAATCTTAGCTTCGGACAATTCAATTTCAGATAGGTCTACTCTACCTGCATTTTTGTATTGTTCTGCAGTATCCTCTCTTTGCTGTGCCATCTTTTTAATGATTTGGATTTCAATGGCATCGTCAAGAGGTTTTGCATTTTTCTGAGTTGAGTAATTTACAAATGCCGTTTTGACAGCTCTAAGAACTTCCGTTTTTGTTTTGTCCTTAGCTATCATTGACTCTTTAATGAGAGTATTTATTTGTTCTTTAATCATATTCATTAAGATATTTGATGTCTTCTCTTTATATTTTGAGCTGTCCCACTATCCCATCTTCCCTTTCTTACAAAAGCTATATCAACATCAGAGCTCCTGGTCATAGCGGAGTCTCTTTCCTCATCAGTTTTATATCCCCCGTGGTAACAAATAGGGACTCTATCTGTTACGCTTGGAGTATGTCTCGGTTTATCAAACATGTGATATATTGTCAATGGGCACATAAAGTTTTCAGCGATGTAGTCCATAGCCATCTTATCAACACCTTCATAATCTCCTACTACAAACTCTGGTTTATCATCTTCATAATAAGCGGTTCTTAAAGCCATTACATAATACTTTTCGAACTCTTCTTTTGTTATATCCCTGTGTCCACTTACAAAATATATCATGGTACTATTTGATTCTCCAACGGTTGTGATTCTATAACTTTAATGTTATACCAAGAGATAGCCTCTATAATTCGTCTTTTATGGTTAAAGGCCCATTCATAATTCTCAATGTCTTTAATAGGAATCCATTGTATTGTCGCAACTTCATTTTTTTCTCCTTCTCCATTTAGAACAGCTTCCATGGAAGTGGAAATATTGTCTTTTCCGTATTCTAAAACTGTTATATAACGAAGTGTTACATTTCCATTATTACAATACTCAGGGTCTGTTTCAACTCCAAATAAGGTCCATTTCGATGGGTCAATTTTGACCCCAGTCTCTTCAAACGTTTCTCTAGAGCATGCATTTTCAGCTTTTTCCATGTCTAAATAACCACATGGGCAGTTCCAATAACCCTGAAAATCTGGAGTTCCTTCTCCTCTTTGATTTGCCAAAACATGCCAAACTCCATGTATTTTACAAAATACAAATGCAGCAACTGCACAGTATCGACCAGACCATAGAGTCTCGCCAGCGTGTTCTCCTTCTCTAATTGTATAACTCCAATTTTTCATCTGTGTTTTCTTTTATGTTCTTTAATTTCAGAATCTTCTGGGGATGATTTATAAGGATTATAAACGGGAAGATATTTTCCCTGCACTGCTACAACAACATCTGTTGTTCCATTAAAATAATGGTCAGATTCATTCTTAACACCCCTTGTCATGTTTTTACTTCGCAACCCCAATCAAACTTATTTAGGATAAATACCACTGCGTCAGCATTTAATAAGCAGTCGTCTTTGTAAGGAGTTCCTTTTATCCAATAAGATACTTCATAGCCTTTATCTTTGAGTAGGTTTTCTACATCTGGGACAAGATGGCTACAATTCATACTATATGAAATGTATGCTGTTTTATTCATTTTTATAAAGGTTAAATCGATGAATATATTGACTGATTGCTTTAGGCACTAAAGGATAAATCTGCTTTCCGTCTTTTACTAAGTATCGAATCATTGTAGAACTAATATTGAATGTATTACTGATATATCCGTCAACTCCTGTTTTGAACGCAATTCCATCCCTGTTAATTACAATCAATTTGAAGTTATCAAGAATCCATTGTCCTTCTTTCCAATCTTTAATTTTATCCACAATGTCTGCACCAACTATCAAATATAGTTCTTCATTAGGATAGTCATCTTTTAATAATTGAAGAGTCTGGTAAGAAAAATGAGGTTCGGGAGTTCTATAATCAATGCTTGACAATGTACAGTTGTTAATTTCCTCAATTGCTAATTGAATCATAAAACATCTATGTTGAAATTCAGAAGCTTCATTTTCCTTCCAAACATTTTGCATAGTTGGAACTACTACAACTTCATCTACTAAGTTTTCATTTAACACAGATGTAATCATGTACAAATGACCCATATGAATTGGGTCAAATGTTCCTAATAAAAATCCTACTTTCATTGTATTTTATTAAAATCGAATAATGTTAATTCTTCTGTTGCTTTGTCGTAGATGTCGATAATGCCGTTTGGTTTTAGATTTCTAGTGCCTATTCCTGCAAATTTTTTATGCAAGAAAGGAACAGAATCTAAATTTCTCTACTTGTTCATAATAGTATGATAAGACATCCATTTATCCGATTGCTGAATAAACACAAAGCATGGTTTACCAGCATCAATAGCCATTTGAACAGCCCACCCAGTTCCTCCATTAACTACTTCTTCACCTTTAGGAGTCTTAATGAAACCGTCGGCAATTGCAAATACAGCAGTGGAAGACTCTACTTGCATCCAATTTCTGGCTAGTAGAGATAAGTACTTATCATATCCAAACCGCATTAATGTTTTCTGGGCTTTGTTAACAGCTCTAACTCCTCTCCAATATTGCTCTTCAGTTATAGGAGTATTTCCTATGGGAGTTATTCTGTTATGATAATAATGTATCGCAGTTTTCAAACCATAGGCTCTACCTATCAGGTCCCACATAGTATCACTTCCCTCAGCCCCTTCGGAAAATTGCACACAATGTTCAGGCCATTGACCTCCGTTTAGTTTAAATGATTCATGAGAAGGAACATGCCAATCTGCAGTAAAGATTACTTTATCAATTTCATTAGATTCTATTAATGCATAAATGTTAAATAAAGCTTCAAATGCTCCCTTTACAGGAAGCTTTCCGTCTATATTTATAAAATCATTCTGCATATCAACAACAATAAGTGTGTTCATGTCTATTTAATAGTTACTAGTACTCCGATTATTATAAACATTAAAATAAGAGCAACTGGAATCCATAAAGGAGAAGTTACCCACCACCAAGACCAGGTTATGACGCCCACAAGTTTTAGTACTAAGAAAATTAGGAATAGGACTGTACCAAGTCCTACTCCACTACTTGAATTACTCATTCTATAATTAAAGTTAAAGGTTCATTTACTAATTCGTATCGTTCATTTACCACAGATACGTTAGCCAATTTAATGTCGTCTAAAGTTTGCAGTATATGTTCTCCAGAGTGAATATGTCCACAGAATACATATCTGGGATGCTTACGTAATATTTCGTCCGCCAACCAGGGATTACCTGCTTCCACTCCAGTTTGAAATCCTTGGTTAATTTTTCCTACTCCACATAATGCAGGAGCGTCATGCGTAAGTACAAAATCACATTTCTCCGGCATAGTATCATAAGCTTGTTTTAAAGTTCCTTCTTCATACATATATGCCCAATTACCAAATATCTTACAATAGGGTGTCCCCCATATAGTATACTTCTTGTCTTCGAAATATAAATCAATAGATTCATTATCAAGAAGTACTAATTTATATTTAGTGGGAGTATATAGTACGCTCGCCTTTTTTAACTTATCTTGATACATATTTGCTAAAGCAAAATCGTGATTGCCTCCTACCATATATACCATTTCGCATGGCAAATCATTTATCCATTTAGCGAAGTCAGTTTTAAGCCACTTTTCACTTTGCGGAATGTTTCTTTGCATACGGAGAGGCGTAATGTCTCCACATATAAATACTACATCGCAAGGAGCAATTTCTGGAAGAAATCCATGTAAATCCGATAAAGATGTAATTATCATCTATGAGTCCTCCTTGGTTTAATTAAGTTCTGCACATTATTTACAATAGGTTTTTCGATAGGATTTACTTCAATAGGATTTACTTCAATAGGAAGATTTTCATGTTTTCTCTGAACAGGGTAAATTCCAGATTTAGATATTTTATATAACATATCATCTGAATCCCCTAATACTTCTTTTAATTGTTCTGTAATTCCTTTCCTGCCAATGCCTTCACCTACGATACCTTCACTACTATCATATGTAAACTTCTCAGAAGTTTTAGACCATTCTGGTCGTTTATTATATATGTACCACTCATCGGAATCGAAGGAAATATAAAAATAAGGTTCGTTCATTTTTGTAATTTAGATTTAAATTGCTCAAAGGTTTCTATTTTAGGAACTTCCTCTCTATTTATTACCCAGTACCTACTAGGTTCTTTATCCTGACAATCTTTCCTATACTCATTATAAATATCTAGTATATGAAAGAACTCCTCTAGTTCAGAATTGTCTAATGCCTCATACAAGGTATTTATTTTGACAACAAAATACTTAAAACCTTCGTATATACTTTCAAGGGCTTGTTTAGTCGTTACGAGTTCTCTTAATTCCGGAGTTTTCATAGTTTCACACGTAATTAGAATTCTAGCACGCAAAATAGAACTTTCAATTTGCTCTACTAGGTTCCAATCTTGCCAAACAGATTTTCCTTCAGGAACGTCAACTATCCACTCGTCTTTTTCGGAGCAATATTTAAGAACTCCATCTGTTTGTACATACCAGATATCTCCATTCTTTTCAGTTACACAATATTCTTTCATTAATATAAATAATATTAAATTATTATTCCCCTTCTTTTAGATACACAAATTATAATAAAAAGGGTAAGTATTATTGATGTAAAAGAAGAAACAAATTTTGAAAATATCATTTCTTCAATTCTCCCATAACACCACGATTTATTCTTTCTTCAATCCGTTCTTTACAAGCCGCAAGATACATTTCTAGACCTTCTATTTGTTTGGAGTTTTGGTCAGAAGGATACTTAGCATTTAACTTTTTCACTCTATCTAAAAGAATAAGAGCAAGTTGTTCTGATTGCCATCCTGGAATAACACTTCCATCTTCATTCTTTTGAACAAACTGGATAGTATCAGTCTTATCAATATAAGTAGATGTTTGTTTCTTGGAATCATATCCAGTGCACATACGAGCACGATAACGGTGTGCTCCTTCGTATCCGTCATTAGGAATTACTTCAATAGTAGGTTCTAGACTCGGGAAAACTAATAATTCTTCAACTGGTTGAAATTTCTTTTGTAAAGCCATAATATTTTTTTGTTTAAATAATTTATAAATAAGAATTTATCTTATTCTTCTTTAGCCAATCTTGAAAATACCAAAGTTGGCCGCATCCTCCGCCAATATCATCTTGACCTGCAGGATTAAACACCCTAGTGGAAAATCCTCTAGAAATCATTTTTTTATTAAAACTCTCGATAAGTTTTAATTGTCTTTGAATAGAGGAATGAACGCTTTCATCTTTTTCACATATAACAGACAGAGTTACTTCCCAAACATCTGGATTAAATGTTTCTTGAAGATTATCAATATCGACCAATCTTGCGTTTCCTTCATAAACACAGTAATTGAAGAAAGGTTTTCTTCCAACGTTGGCTGCCCAGAATTCTCCTGCAGCAGCAATTTGTCTAAGGGTAGATGTTTTGGTAGGAATTAGCTTGGCTCTTGCAGAATCAGTAGATTCATGAACAGAAAATTGTAATCCAACCTTAGGGATTCTCTTAGATAATTCCACAAATTCTGACATATGCTTATATATAGATGCTGGGGCAGATGTAGACACAAGAAGCTGCGCATTTGGATACATTTCATATAAACGTTCGATAGCTTCTTCGAGGTTAGCAAAATTCAGGAATGGTTCTCCCATACTCATAAACATTATCTGAAATTTCTTTATTTCATTAGTACAACAATCAATAGAATTGAGTACTGTTACCACTTGTTCTACTATCTCGTGCGCTTCTAGATTCCTTATAAAGAACTTACCAGTTCCACAGAATGTACAACCTACTGGACATCCGGATTGAACTGAACAGCATATTACTGTTCATTCAGCATAGCTGTTGTAACGATACAGTACTGCTTCTGCAATACCTTTCTTTGTTACACCACTAGCTCCCCATTCAAATACAAACTTCTTAACATTAGTATCAGAAGATTCAAAAATCTTATATTCCATCCTTATCCGTGTAAATTTCTTTTAGTAATTATTTCTTTTAACTGTTGCCAAGACACTGGTGTATAATCATTGTTATCCATACCAACATCGTATTGGTTTGGAACTAATTTATCCTCAAAAGGTGTCTTTTTACCTTTTTCAGTATGTATGTGTCCATATAGTTGCCAACTTCCTCTATGCGAACCATCCCATGTAATCATAGGATAATGGCTCATAAATACTTGCTGATTTTTACACTCTTCGTCACCAGTTATAGTAATCATCATCTGTCTTTCGACAGCTTCAAATCCATTTTCTGGAATATATTTCAACTTGTCATGGTTGCCCAATACGAGGTATTTATAACCATTTAGTTGAGGCAGAATCTTTTCCCAACGTGTCCTTTGACCAAAGCAAAAATCACCCAATATGAACACCGTATCGTCCCATGAAACTACTTTATTCCAGTTTAGTATGAGTTGTCGATTCATTTCGTCAGCAGACTCAAACGGACGACTACAATACTTAATTATATTTGCGTGGTCAAAGTGACAATCAGAAGTAAAAAATACCTTATTACAGTCAAATTTATTTGTCAGATTTGCCATGTATTTTCTTATTGTCGATTTTTAAATAACAAGAATCTGGTAGTTCTTGTCCATCCAACTTTACAGAGGGAATATCCATAGACACCAGATTCTCAAACAATTTAGACTCCGTGGATATTTTGACATATCCCTCTGGAGCCATCAATTCTTTAGCTTGTTCGTTAGTTAGCCAAACCTCAAATATTTGCTTGACTTCCGCCCGTAATAAATGGGTCGGTTTTGTACCTTTCATAACATTCGCACTTTTTAAATTTCTTTCCTGACGTACAGTAAGGACAGATTTCATTTCTTCCGGTCTTGTGACCATGAGTTCCAGTTCTAATTTTGCTCTTCCAAGGAGTATGCATCTTTATCCACATATTTCTGAACTCTTCATTCTGAAACATTTCTTGCATAAATTCTGCACCATTGTTTTCCTTTTTGTCCTTCCTTTCATCTACTTCTTCAACACCTAAAGTTGTGTCAATGTCATACGGAGTTACTATTAAGTCTTCCATTTTTAATTATATATTTTAAGTAAAACTAATTTAGTTATTCTTTGTCCAT